GATCCACGCCAGCGCCTTGCTGGCATTCACCGATGCCTGCACGGTGAAACCGGCATCGATGCCCAGCTCCGTTTCCGTGCCTTCTTCGTAATCATTCCACGTGACGACCATCATGTAGGGCAGGATGCGCTTGCCGGTGCCAAATGCCACATCCGGGAATTTCCACGTATCCAGCCACGTCTGTGCATTGCGCCGGTCAATGAAGCGCTCCGCACCATTGGAACAATTGAATTTCCAGCTCGCCATCTTGTCATAGAACCCGGCAAGCCCGGCGCCGATGATGGGCCAGTCATCCGGGGCGTTTGCAGCCACGGTAGTGTAGTAATTCTTGTAATAGCTGGCGGCTGCACCGGATCGAGAATCGGTATCACAGGTGGATGTCCATGCAAAGGTGCCGCTGGCATAAATCTTGGACGTGGCGCCACTGTTGCGGACCACCAAGCGCGGATTGCCAGCAGATGAGGCAAGGTGAGTGGTAATGGTGTTCCATTGCGTCACATCGGAATTGGTCAATACCTGTTCCTCACTGAATAGCAGCACCAGTGGGCGGCCGTTGTACTTCTCATACGCTGGGGACTGGAAGAAATTGGCATAGGCGTAATCCATATCGAGATTGAAATTCGCTGCCTTGTCATCTTTGGTGGCGCCGCGCCAGATGTTCAAGCCCGGCATCAGGCACATCTTCATGCCGAATTTCAAGCAGGCATCACGCAACTTGAGCGCGGCTGCATTGATCGCAATGTGATTGGACACGCCATCAATGCCACCGTACCACGTAGGACATAGCACCTGAATCCCGCGTGCCTTGGCATCCTGCACCATCTTTTCCATCTGCGCCACGGTGTTGGATTGATATCCATTGGTGATATGCCCGGTGACCCCGCCACCCCACCAGTCTTCCGTGGAGGCGATGATGCGGGTGGTTTCAAATCCCACACCTTTATTGGGCAGCAGCTTGCGGACATCCTCCCGGCTCACGTTGCGCGCTACCGGATTGAAACCTAGATCATTGCGATCCGTGGGAGCTGCAAAATTAGCACGCACCGATGAATTAGGAGAATCGCCACGATAGTCCGCATAAGCGCTGGAGTTGACTGCCTTCTCTGCACTCACAGAGCTGGTTGCGATGGGTGGAGGTGGAGGCTGCACCGGCACATCCACGGCGGTATATGCCACTTCCGGCGAGATGTGATTGAATATCGATGGCTTGCCTTCCGCCTGCACGCGGAATTTGTAATCACCTGCGGGCAGCTTCAATGATCCAAGATCAAAATTGAGCGTGCCGGTTTTGACGGTAGCTACCAGCGAGAGATTCTGCCCATCCACGCTGCCATAAACTTTGTACTGAGCGATCATTTTTTCGCCGCTGCCACCTGTGACCGTCCAATTGAGCGTGTCACCGGATACCGATGCACCCACTGCCACGTGATTGTTGATACCGAATTCGTTTGCCGTACCTTCCTCGATATCATTCCATGTCACGATCTGGAGCATGGGAAGCTGGAAGTTGGTGCTGAAATATTTATTGATGAGATCGAACTGGGACTGCCAGAACAAGCCATCATTCTGCGCCGTGTAGCGCGCATCACCCCAGCTCGCCATGTCATCCCAAAAGCCTTTGGACGCGGCGCCGATGGTGAGCTTAGTGGGATAGCTCTTGGCCTTGCTATAGACAGTTTCCGCTGCTGTCCACGCATAAGCGCCATCGGATAACCCATCGGATTCATTGCCGGTGTAGGCGCCTGCATTGCGGAATACCAGCAGCGGGTTGCCCTTGAGCGCAGCCTTGATGGTGGTCCAATTCAGCTCTGTCTCAAACGCGCTGAATCCAAAGAATGTCAACAGTGGGCGATTGTTCCACTTCGTATATTGTGGGGATGCGAAGTAGGTTGCCGCCACGTAATTGCAGGCTTCAATGATCTTGGCTTGCCGGGTCCCGGTGGCGAGGCCGGAGATGATTCCGACATCCATCATTATGGAAAATTCCATGTCCTTGCGCCGGTTGCACTCATCTCGGACCTTGAGAGATACGCCGTCATATTTCAGATAGTAGTAATCGATGATGCAGCCCTGCCCGCCACGCTCGTGCATGTCCTGTAGCTGTTTCTTCACCTGCACTAAATCATTGGACACGTAGCCCGATTGCGCTGCGGTATGCGGCCACCACGGCATCAAGTGGAAGAAAATCTTGGTAGTGCTGCCGGGATACAGAAGCTCACGGATGCTGCGCCGCGACACATTGCCAATCTCGTTCTTATTGAAATCCGGGCATCCGCTGCCGCTGCCGATGCGCACGCGTGGCGATCCACCATACTTGGGCTGGGTGAGTGAGCAATAGTTAGGAGCTGCGGAAGTGTTGACGCTGGTTTCCTTGGTGAGCGTAGTGGTGGATGCGGGCAATGCAGGCATGATCTACTCCATGAATTTTACGGTTGAAGGATTACGTAATTCGCATACCACCGTGCCATCGACAAAGACACGTAGCACGCGCTGGTGGTGCTGCACGATGACATGGCGACCGCTGGCGTCATCCACATGCGCTGCCCATGTCACGCTGGCATGAATCTTGGGATCAACCAGCGATTTGCGGATGTCGTTGCGATCTACCTTGCCATCGTGCATGTGAAGCTCCTATGCTGCGGGGATGGATGTTTGCCGGGCGTCTGCGGGAGGTTCTTGCTCGCTGTCTTCCGCTTCGCGCTCCTCCACTTTGATTTCATTGGAGGTGGCGACTTCACCCCATGCCGCTATCAGTTTAGCCGCATCAGGGAATGAAATCCAAGCGCGTCCTTTTTCCCGGCCCCAATCGGTGCCCCAGCTATTCTGCATGCGGAACGCACCCAGCGATCCATCGGGGCATTTCTTCTTGAGGCTTCCACCGATGATGTCGTAACCGTGGCCACCCGCGATTGATCCGGCGACGTGGATAAATCCGTGGGAATCGGGCACGCTCATGCCACTGTACCAATCGGTGCCGAATACCACTGGCCCATGCTCCAACACAAAGGCAATGGCGGTGTCCACGTCCGTGGCCCAGTTATAGACGCTGACAAATCCTTTGGCTTGCAGGACCTTGAATAATGCGCGCACGCTGGTGCCCTCGTGCGGCTGATCCTTCCACTCATCCACCTTCTGGCATTCGTTGTATAAATCCTGCGGCGTCTTCCATGGCTTGTTCTTCACCGGCGCATCCATCAGGAAGCCTTCACCGGCAAAGGCCACGCATTGCGGCGTGTCGCCTTGATCGAGGACCTGTCCCACACGCCAATAGCGAGATGTGCGAGTGGGGGCTTTAGTGGGGCGCTCCAGCATGTAGCCGCGATCCCGGAAGTCGATGGCGGGGAGGCGTCCAAATCCTTTGCCAGTGAGTGAGAGAGTTTTATCGTGGGCAGCGTGCTTGGTAGGTAGGGTCATTTTTTCTCCTGTGATGGTTTGTATTCTTCACCGCGATAGAAGATGCCAATATTTGGGGTGCGCACGTGCGTGACACCATTGAATTGTGAATTAGCATAGCGCTTGAGTATGTCATGGACCATCTGCACATCCGCCAGCGATCCGCGCAAAATCGCGGGGTAAGTGCGGAGTTGAAAGACGCGCAGCTCATAAATCTTCTTCATAGCTTTTTCAGGGAGTAACGTCCGCCGTTTTTATCGATCAGCCCGGCTTTGTTCAAATGCCAAATGTATTTGGGGACATTATTGCGGTGCATGTGCGCAGCCACGGCGAGCTGTTGCGTATTGAGATTGTCATGCAGCAACAGTGCGTCAATGATGCGTGCGCTGGGCTGCGGGACTTTGCGTTTCCAGTCTTCCCACACTGCGCTGACTCGCGCTGGGACATCAGGATGAGGGAAATCATTTGCGTTACTCTCCGCTGGCAAGTTTTCCATAATGGACCGCAGCGCTTGATACAAGGGCATCAGGATTTGCCGGAGCTGACGCTGCCCGCTGATGAGCTGGTGATTCTCGTGCTCCAGCTCCGCGATCTTCTGACGCACTCCAGCATCATCGAATGCAGACGTGCTGCCAACGTATTCCCCTTCAAGCAGCTTGGTCATGGGCAGCTCCAGCGGGCAAGGCGGATTTGAACGCGCTCGACATCACGCGCTCCAAGATGGCCGGAATTCCCACACGCTCCAAGCCACGGAAGTGGCGCAGCGCGGATGCAATGGCAGCAAGATTCTGCCGGGCATCCATGAAGCGATCACAGGGGATGCAGCTATCATGCTTGGTCACGTCCGATCCCAGCACCCATGCGCGTGCTTTCTTGCGGAATTCAGTCAGCTTGTGGAACATGGCGATGTCACCGCCCGATCCATTGGCTACCCGATCCGGGTGATGCTTTTCCGCCAGCCTGCGGTAAGCGGCGTCGATATCGGAAATGGTGGGCATCGGATTATCCAGTTGCAATCCAAGCTGCCACGTCAAATCTTCCGTGGGCTTGAGCGAGAACCACACCGACACGCCGGGATCGAGGCGCTCTTTGGATGGCTCATTGCGGGTGATTTCAATGGCCACCACACCCATGCGCTCCAGCTCGCGGTGTACGTTGTCCCGATAGAACGCAAAGGATTTCTTCCATGCGCCTTGATTCTTGCGCTCTGCGATCAGCGTCCGGGACCATCCTTCCGGCCAGCGCAATGGCTGGGATTCTTTCAATTCAACCTTGTTCATAACTCACCTTCTCCAGCGTCATGGGCATGTTGCATTCCTTGCAATATGGCTGGCCGGTACACAGCGCGCCGGGGCGCTTATCCACGCTTTTGCACATCACGCAGCGCAGAGTAAACATCACTCGCGTCTGAATCTTTTTTCTAACTCGTGCTTTCATTTCTTACACTCCGGGCATAAACGCTCTACATGCTCGCCATTTTCATCTTCAATCATGGTGTCAGTCATAGGCAGGATGTAGTGAAATTCAATCCCGCATCCATCACAGGTGCGAGCACGGCAGAGATGCAACGTATCTTCCGGCATTTCTTTGCCGCAATCGACACACTCAATCATCTCTGCCATGCCATGCTCCTAGTCGGGATATTTAGCTTTGTCGGGATGGGCCATTTGATATTCGCGCATGGCCCGCGCATCCCCGAATGCGGTCGTACTTTTATCAGGATGTACGTTGTGTTCTTTGGCTTTGATGGCCCAGTATTCGATAGCTACCGGCGCAATCAAATCCTGCCCGCGCAGCACGAAAATAGGTTCATCGTCGCGCACCTTGGCCAAGCAGCGATCCTTTGCGACCGGCACCAGCACATATTCCCCCGGTGCCAGATCGGACAGGTTGCCGCCGTCTACATCCATGACGGTCATGCTGTTGTGTTGCTTGATTGTCAGTATTCGCATGGTTAGCTCCGGCCAGTTGCAATGCGGTTCTCGCTGGCGCCATGCGGTGACATATTGGGCATGGACTCAAGATCAAGTCCCTTGACGGTGTTGGCCACGGCGCGAATCTTGGTAGCTAATTCTTCCGCCGTCTCGCATGTAACCTGCCCGGTATGGAGCACTGTCCCATCCGTGCGGATCACGCTGATTTGAAATCTTTGCTTCATATTGCTTCCCCTTCAAACTAGATTTGCGCGTGTACCATGCGCGCCCCGGTTGCTGGAGTGGGACCTATGCTTGTGCGCCTTGCTCTACCTGCGCTTCGGCGTGCAATTCTTCCAGCGTTTCTTTCGTCGGCTGGACGCGTGTGATCGTTTCGTTTCCCTCGTGACGAGATAGCGAGCCATCTCTTTCACGCCACCAAGGCTGTTCAACCACCGTGATCTTTTCCCCAGTTTTCTTGTCAACCTTAGCGTAGGGCTTTTGGGGGGCGGTGGAGGTAACCACACCAGTCTCGGAGTCCCAAAAGCGCCACTGTACCAAACCCCGAAACACCCGTTGCTCACCTTCCGCTTCTTGCAACAGCGCGAGGATGTCGGATGACTTTTTCTGCGTCTGCTTGAATTTGCGCATCTTGCCCAGCGAGAAAAGCAGCTCATCGACGCGTGAGCTTTCCATCTTCCCGGACCTGAACGTGGTGGCTTGGCAGAATCGAATCGTCTTGCCGGGTTGATTGTGCTCATCCAGCACGGTGGCGGTGTAGTTGAATTGCGCCCATGTCTTGTCCTTGATGGGAGCATTCTGCACCGGCTTTTCCTTCTCCAGCGCGAAGATGAAATTGTGGAATTTGCCCGGCGTGAGCGATGGCGCGTAGGCCATGCGCTTTTCCATGTCCTGTTCATCGACATCCGCGACCGGCTCGGTAATCATATCCAGCTCGGCAATGTCGGTGACCACGCCGCTGGCTTGCTGATCGGTGGCAGTGGATTCCTCGTGACCAACTCCAGATGTGTCAAGTGGATCGTCTTGTGGCTGTGGCTCAGACTGGGGGGATGCAAGCTCCTCCACTCCAGCAGCAAATTGGGTGTTCTCATCATCAGTTCTCATTTTTATCCTCCAAGGATTGACTTGCAGTGTTGAATTACATATACGGCGATGGTGCCCAAATATCAGGCCGGTGGTTTGTGGGTATGAATTTCAAAATGTGCGCGTTCCTTGCCGGTGACTGGCCGGGACAGGATCGCAGCCAGCGCCATGAGCTGTTCCACGCACCATAGTTGCATCATGGCTGGATCATCCACGTTGCTGCTGCGCTCGGCGGGGAAGTAACTGAATATCGGCACCATGGCTTGAACTGCTGGCGTGCTCGCATCTTCCGGCGCTTGAAACAATACCGCAGCAATCCGCCATGGCCGGTTTTTCCTAACTTGTCCCATCAGGTGATCTACCGCAGCGTAAACTTCCTGTGGCAGCACGTCTTTAATCATCGGCATTACTTCTCCCCTCTTGCTGCCTTGGCCTCAGCTTCCAGCTCATCCATCTTGGTGTAGAACTTCGCCAGATCAGGTTCCATGAAATCGGGGACCTTCTGCCACAGCTTGCGCGGCGCACGCGTCTTAGCGGGCCATGGCAGCTTGTAGGTATCCGTGGGATCAATGTGATCGCGGAGATAGATGAACGGAATGGCTTTGGAAACGGTGATCTTGCGACCGGACAAGCTGGGGTCATCCACTTGCACATCTCGCGCTGTCTTCTGGATATGCAGCATGTTGCCGAACCATGGACCGCAGCGCCCGGTGGCCTTCTGGCCGCTGATGTCGGGGCCATAGACCGGCTTTTTATTCTCGCCCTCTCCCTTTTGCTCCAGCGCTGTCCAAATAACTTTCTTCACTGGGAGCATGCCGGAATCGCGCACAAACTCCGCGATGGCATCCTGCACGCCCATGTAGTCAGATCGCCCGGCAAAGCGGCGCACATATTCCCCGGATGTGATCCGAGAATCTTTGGGCATCTCCGGCACTTGGATATTTTCCAAATCCGTCATGTTGGTGTGGAAAAGAATGTCGCAAATGGAAGTGAGTCCTTCAATGAACAGCGCGCCGATATCCCGCAGCCCATTATCCTTGGGCGCTACCAGTACGCTCTGCGGATTAGTGGGATCAGATGGCCACCAGCCAAGGCACAACTTCTGCACCGTCTCATACAAATATTCCCGATGTTGGATCAGCGCAAAAGTGTTAATGATGCCGGTGGGATTGTCTTTCGATTTCACCAACTCCTCAATCACGCTCCAGCCTCCGGGATCAGCGGAGATCATGCGCGACTCTAATCCATATTTCTGCTTGATCCATTCCGCAACGTCACCCAGCCGCGATGTCTTTGTGGCGCCGGTGGCACCATAAAGCAAATCAGCGCGACCGCCAGCGATGGGACCGAATGATGCCAGCGTGGTGATGGGCGTGGATGTAACGGGCCTAGGTGGGGCAATACGAGTGACAGTTCCTGTTGGCGTCGATCCCGGCTTGGGCATCCCGGCTGGAGCTGCGGGGCGTGGAGGAAGTGGCTTGGCGGGGGCAGCAGGGGCGCCCGCTTGATTCTGAATTGGCATGTGACCTTCTTACAGAATGCGTTTATAACGCAATGGTTTGGATTCCGTCAACAGTTATTTTACCTTAGAACAATCTCGAATGAGAGAACCATTTGGATGCGCTCGATGCCAGTCTTCAAGATACTTTTGGCGCTTTGCGCAATCCTTATCCAGCACGGCCACGCCCAGCACCGGATGAATCTCATTCCAGCGGTGCCAGCGGTCATAGCGTGATATCCCCCAAATAGTAACTAGATCACCATGATGGAGCACTTTGCACGCGAGAGGCACAGCGGGGATACATTCCGCTAGCACACACCCTTGTAGCCAATGATGCACGGTGCCAGAACTAGATGGAGTCTCACACACCATCACGTGGACATCGCCATCATTCTCACCGCGCACGTAGCGCACGATGCCATTGGTTTCCACGTGGGTGAAAGTGTTGCCGACAAACTCACTGGGCTTGATGTGTTTGAAATGCGGAGCGCCATTCGCACCTTCTGCTGGCTCTTGCGCGTGCGAGAGCAAGGCCAAGATGATGACGATGGAAAGGAAAGCAGCGGCGATCATTGCGATGCGGAAAGTGCGTGGGTTCACGGTGTTACCTCCATACTCCAAATTGGTTTCAAATGCGGTGGCCAAACGATGATACAGCGCCGGTGATACTGGCCCACATCGGAAATCCATCCTACCTTGTATGCGTCCTGCTTGGTGATCCAGCCCACAATAAACATCTCCGGGGGGATTCCATAAACCAGCGCGTGACGTGAATCGTGCTTGGTGCGCAGCGGGATGTAAAGATGGCTCCAGTCATGGGACCACTTGGCATAGATTCCTTGCGGCAGATCGGGCGCGAGCCAGCGATTGAATTTGGGCGCCCAATTCAACTTGAGAAATTTCGCCACGGCAATATCCGCGCACGTGCCGCAGAGATGCATGTCGTATTCTTCAAATTCATCCGCTGGTTTTTGCAGACTAGTTTTAGCATTGTGGAGCTTGGCCCAGTCCATGCGCTTGCGGGCAATGTCATGGGCCTGTTTCATATCCAGATCGTTAAGCAGGACCCTGCACGCGTGCGGAATGTAATCTTTCAGCGTCATCCTTCTTCCACAACTATTTCTTCCGGGTGGTTGGGCGTGCGTGGCATGTAGCCATCTGCCATGGGATCAACGGCAGCCGTGCCCCAGCAGATGTTGAACATGGGACATTGCGACGGCCACAGGCAATTGCCGTGCGCGGTGTGCTTGGGGAAAGTCTGATCGAGGATGGGAAGTATAGATTGTAAATCCCCGGCTATTGGCCGCACATCACTGCCATCCGCCATCACGTCACGCACCATCTGCGCTTTGGTGGCAATCATCTTTTCTTCACTCAAAACACTTCGCATCCACGTCTCGATATCAAATGGGGATCGCATGATGGGATCAAGCGTGTGGAATTGCTCTTTAATAAATCCCGGCTCGTTATCCTCCAGCCATTGGAACCAGTCGAGGATTCCATTGGGAAACACCTCAGTCACCAGCGTGCGGCGCCACTGCGGCGAGAGCTTATGATTCTTGCCACCGGGGCAAGCTCGCTTTCCCGATCCGTGGGGTGCCTTGCATTCATATTCCCACTTGGCGGCAATCTCATCCTCGGTGATGCCGCTCTGGCCTTCCTTCACGTAGCACCAAATCAGTGGCGAGTTGTTATGCCACACGCCGGAACCTTTGGGATATTCCACCTTGCGCTTGCCTTTCACCAGCAGATCGTAAATCACGCCATCCACTTCTGACTGTTGCGCGTGCTCGCTGGCCAGCACTTCTGAAATCGTTTGCGTGTCATAGCGGAATGCTGCCAGCTTGCGGGCGCTGGGTTCATTGATGGTTTTCAGATTCCGCACGAGAATGCGCTCATCCTTTTTCCGTTGCAGCACCATATCAGCGCGAGCCAGCAAGATGAAATGATCGCCTTCGTATTCAAATGGCGCTCGTGTCTCTTGCTCCAGCGAGATGATCGAGTAATCGCGTTCGATGGTGGGATAGACGTAGCGAATCCAGCCGCGTCCCAGCGCTTCGATCAATGCGCGCTGTACTTTAATAACCCATTGTGGCTCCGGCGCCAGCTCGTCCACTTCAATGCCGCGCTCTACCACCGTGGCATCGTAGGCTTCGAGTCCATTGTTAATGGCCGCGTCTTCACCATAACCGTTAACAAAGAATTCCGCGATCTTATGCACCATGCCACCGGACAGCAGCGGGACCGCAGCTTCGCGGCGCTGGATTCCATGCGCAACTATTTCTTCACCACTACCACTATCATCAGCAGCAGGCGAATATCCCAAACTCACCGGCAACTCATACGCAAGGAAACGCAAGCGTGGGCACTTCTCGTAAGCCTCGTGCCGGGATCGATCAAAGATGATTTCAGCCACGGAACACCGCCTTGATCCGCTGGCCCAGCGTGGGCTTGGGCTGGTAGTCCACCAGCGCAATGATGTCTTCGATAGATTCCATCACCGCAAGGAAATCATCTGCATCACCGGACAGGTAAATCCGTGATCCGGGATTGCCAACTAATCCACGGCGCATGAATTTGATAGATGTGGGAGGGATGAAAACTTTGAAACGTGTGTTTACTTCGGTTAGTCCGATGAATACCATTTATCCTCCACGTGTTTTACGCGTTGCCGAACCTGTCCGCAGTACCGGCATTTGTAGGTTGTCTTAATCCAAGTGCCATACCAGTATCCGTCCTGATCCTCACGGAACAGCTTCCACGAATGCCAGCCAACGAGGCAGAGGAACACCCGCCACCACCACCAAGCGCCGGAATGTTCGATGTAAGCCATATCTAAATTCTCAGGTGGCCTCCGGTTGCAATCCCTTTGGCCACCGTCGCGCGTGCGGCATCGCTCATTCCCCGATATTTTTACAGCCGCGACCCCTTGGGGCTAGCAGGGTGAAGTATGACTTCACACGTTTGCAAACTTTTTTTTTTTAACGGGCCACGCTCCTGCGGTGACATGAGAACGTGACCCGTTCGCTCCATTGAGTGCTCTGAAGCAATAAAGCACTCAAGCAGCAAACTTAATTATTGAACCTAACAAACTCGATTCCTAAAATGCGCATGCCCTTCCTCGCGCCATGAACCTAAGCGAAGATAGCCACCCTTGATTTGCTGGAGTCTCCATGTGTGGAATATCCATGCACCCAAGCTGGTGCAGCTCTTGCGTGTTGAGTAACTGATTTTCATCCCCGACTCCCAATGAAACTTTGCAGCCGATCAAACGCACCATACGCCTTGTCGAAAAGCTCCATGGCCTGCGCTTTAGCTTCCTTGTGCGTCATCTTGTCGATGAATTCCTTGATCTTGTAAATCTCGCGCTTGGCCGCAGTGCATTGCACATTCACAACCTGATATTGATTGAGTGGTGGTGTGGCGGCGCTCATGCATACCTCTCATAAATCTGTTGCAACTTGTCCTGCTGCGCTGGGGTCAGAGATGTGGTGCGCTGCCACTGGTCCGTGATGTCAGTGAAGAATTGAGACTCCCAGCCGTTCATGCGCTCGGTTTCATTCTCCAGATCGTCAATCATCTTTTGAATGTCGATCATAGTTTGTCCAAATCCTTGGGTGGCGGCGTCACGCCCTTTTGCAGATTCTTCTCCATGATGGGCCGCTGAAAATAATTGAGATGACAATCGTAGCGGTCAAAACATAATTCAGTTTTCAAATCTACGATGGGGCGCTGGGCATGCTCCAGATCAGCTCCACATTCTGCGCAGACGAGTTTGGTTGCTGGCGTGAAGCCGGTCATACTTCCCACCCTAGCCGCCTGCGCATGGCATTGCGATTCACTTCCTTATGCTTCAAATAATGCTCCATGCAGTAATCACCTTTGACTGCTGGCTTGGTACAGCTCGTGCATTTGCCATGCGCCTTCTGGCGCAATTGCCAGCGGCGCTGATTCGGCACCTTGAGCTTGCTGAATTGATCGCGGATGATCTTAGGCATTGGCTTCTTGCTTCCTCAGCGCCTTGGCCGCACGCTCATACCAACGCCGGGATCGGAAGGTGTTGCCGCAGGACCGCTTGTCATAAATCTTGCGTGCATCATCGGTGGTGAATTCGGTGTGGCACTCCGGGCACGTACGCTTTATCTCGCCCTGCTTGCCCCGGTTTTTGTACTTGTCTCTTGGATTCGCCATTCTCACAATTCCATTTCTGTGACCCTTACTAAATCGGATGCCTTCCATTCATTTAAGTTGCATTATAACCGTATTGTATTCCGCAATACAATAGGTATAGAGTGGACCCCGGCTCGTAAGTCCAAATCTAAGGTCAAGGTCACATGCCATCCCATGAATTCCTGATTGATGCCATCCTCCCGACAAGCGAAGTACACCTTATAGGCGGTCCCAGTGGCGCCGGTAAAACCACGTGGCTTTTCCAAATGCTGGAAGACTGGAGCAATGCTAAACCCATCCTCGGCTACGGATCGAATCCCTGCCCATGGAAATACATTGCAGCGGATCGCAGCATGCGCACCACCAAGCGAACCATTGCACGCACCGGCAGCAAGGTGACTGATGACATCGTGCATTCCATGCTGTTCAACTTCAAATACTCGCGCAACATCACCGGCATATTGCAGTGGTGTGACGCCATAAAATTCCGTGATGGCTTGCTGGTGATCGATGGAATCCAATCACTCACGCCGCAAGGAAAAATAAACCACTATGATGTCGTCGCTGAATTCCTGATCGGAATACAAAAACTATTCGCCACGCGTGGGATCACTATCATCGGCACTGCGCATTCCACCAAAGTCCGCGAAGATGAACAGATCAAAAATCCCCGGCAGCGCATTCTCGGATCAGTGGCATGGGGCGCATATTCTGAAACCATCATCCTCGTGGAACCTGCCAAGGAAGATAATCCAGCTTGCCCGGAACGCTGGCTTTCACTTCTCCCGCGCAATGCACCGGAAATAAAACTACGCTTGCAATTCGATAGCGCCGGTCGTCTCGTGGAGCAAGATGAGGACGTGTCCAACACCGTTCTGGATGCCAAGCTATTCAGCATCACACCGGGCACGGAGCTGACCACGGCCATGATCTGGACGGAATGGGCGCAACCTGCCAACCTCTCGCGCCGGGCGCTGGAACGCTGGCTTACCCAGTCCATCCACAGCGGCAGGCTGGAACGCACCGGCAAAGGGAAATACCGCAGGACCTACCAAAACTAAGGTGTTCATTCCGCCACTAAGGCCCAAAAGCTGGCATACACCGGGGATTCGTGGCGGAACGGATGCCATCTCCTTACTATATATAGTACTTACCTAATAATTCACGCTTGGCGGGATGGTGGCGGAACCGGGCGGATAGAGGGATGATCCCGCCACTTTTCCGCCATTGATTCCGCGATCCCGCCATGATCCCGCCCCTCTTGGCGGAATATCTATACGCAACCATACTTACTGATGATGAAGGAGATAGCACACATCCCGCCACAAAACAACCATCCCACATGAAATGGGCCTTAGAGTGTAATTCTGCCCTACCCCAATCCAGAGTTGGTTTCTCTCTGATTTCGCTTAATCAGGCGTGGCCGTTCGCTGGGTGCGAATAGAGACTGCCTGCCACGTGCTCTGATGAGTGTTCCTAGGCGTGACTCACGCGCTTGGCCCTTGCCACAGCGATAGCAGTACTTCCGTCGCTTTCCTTTGCCGCTGCCGCGTCCAGTAGCTTCCCGGTGACATCCCGCGCACTCGAATGTGTAAATCATCTGCTCATTCTAAATTGAAGCCGCTAGCCCCGGATGGCTGGTCCATGAGCTAGCGGCGTGTCCTAGGCCCCATTGCTGGCGATCCTAGGCGCTTCCAGCGACCGCAGCGGCCTCGGAGGGTATTGAGGCACTGGCGGGCTGATGCAGCGGCTTGGCTGGCCGCTGAACGTAACAACTGATGCAGGTGGTATGGCCATGGGCATTTACAAAAACATAATGAGCTGCGTGGCAAGCCGGGCATGGGATCGTGTCATCCAGCAGGATCGTGGAGCACTCGCCATCAGTGCGGAACATCATCGAAGTGTCTACTTTCAAATTCAGCAGTAACATAAGTCAACCTGATTCTACTTGCAATAAGTTTTTTTACTTAGAACTGTTGAAAAGCTGTGCAAGCTCTGGAAAATTCCGCTGTAGATATTCCGCCAGCGCTTTGAGCACGTTCGGCTCCAGATAAATCGTATCCGTGGCCGCGATTCCATTCTCTGCGGTGAGCACGATGGAATCATGTTTAACTTGCACATAAACCGCATCGCCTAGATATTCTTTTTTCATTCTGCCTCCAAGAATTCCGCAACCTCATCCCAGCGCTCGGAAGTTTTGCCCAGCAATTCTTTATCTTTCGTTTCCTGTTCCTTGATCTCGTCCATGATGTCGTCATCAATGAACGGCTCCACGTTATCCCGAATCAATTGCTCAATCACTTCCGGCGTCAATGCGTCCAACTCCCAGCTTTGATCGCCATACTCGTCAATGTAACCAGTAGCGCGAGAGTCTGAAATCTTCGCCGGGTTCGGTGGCGGATTGTATTCTTCGATCTGATCCATGGTGAGTGCGATCCGCTTCACGATGGGCGCGGTGTATCCATGGTGATGGCAGAACATCGCTAGCCGTTCGGTGATGTCCCGCGTCATGTCGATGCCGCTGGGATCGTGATCGCCAAGATGCAGGATCGTGGTGAGCTGCTTGGTCAACATCTGGCGTTTCATAATCCGATGCGCAGCTCCCCACATTTCCGATTGGCTGGTATAGCCACGGCAGCTAAAGAATGGGCAATCAAGCTCCGTGCAAGGTCCCTCGATCACGCCCACCAGCGCGTCTTTTTCAATCCATACTTCCACGCGTGTCTTTTGACCCCTCCACCAGTCTTTGTGATAGGCATCCTCGACACGCTCGATTAGCTCACCCGGCGAATTCCATGCCGCTTGGGATTGCAGATTACGCGTGCGATCCTCAATTGCATTCCAATCCACCAGCCCAGCAAGCCGGGCATCGTTTATCAGCGCGCCTAGGTTGTCGTAACTCTTGGGTGTGTTCGGGATGATGGCCGCAGCTACAAGCTGGTAATAGAGCTGCCGCAGCGTGAGCTGATATCCACGTGCGCGCATGTCATCCAAGATCGTGTTGGATTGCGCGATCAGCGCCACGCTAGCCGGGCGGAAATTCTTTTCGATATAACAAATCTTGCTCATGCATCCCCCTTGGAATTCAGCAGCGCGAATGCGATCACATCCCCAAAATAAACTTCCAGCCCGGCGTCGATCATTCTGCGCATTGTCCGCCGTGCATCGTCCAACTCATTGCAAACCATTTTCTTGACATTGGCTCCGGTTCCCTGTAGCTGCAATTCTTCCTCCAGCCAATCCTGTCCCATGGACGTGATGGGGCGAAATTCAAAGCTGGTATGGGTGCCATCGTGAATGCGCCAGATGTCGATATCGGCTAGCGGCGTGGTTTTAATTGCTGACATCATAGGCCCCCGTTTCCAGCAGCCGCAGCGCTTCGATCTGACTGCGCAGCGCTTTCCCTTGGCGGATGTTCGCAATCCATTCACTAATATATTCAGCGTGCCGATCCATGAGTTTGGTCCAATCCTCCGGCTGTCGATACCACGGATGTGTGGGAGTGCGATATCCATGCGCGCCAGCACCGTCTACAAATCGCCAAATGTCACGCCAATATTCATTCACGGTCCGTTCCTCGTGCTTGCGCAATTGTGAATGGGTCCGATTCAGCGGAACTATCTCGCGCACTAACTTATAACCTTGCACGGTTGTGATCTTGGACTTGAGCACCTGCCCGGCCACGCGTGCGAGTTGCTTGCGGAGCTGCTTGCCATGCGCCCAGTCTGCTAGCTCCCGGTTGTAATACGCTTGCCCACTGGCGTCCCGATCCTCGTGCAATAAGGGATTGCGCGGCGCTTTCAAATCCAGCTTGCCCAGCTCCCTTTCCAGCTTGGCAATCTGCTTCTGATATTTATTCAATGCTGGTTTGGCCGGTTGCGCTTTGATCTTGTCCATGCGCCGTGCCCAGTCTCGCATTGTATTGACCATGCGCCATTCCGACACGCGCCACAAATCATAGAAAACATATCTGCCGCGCACGTTTCCGGCGTTTCCTACCACTTCCAAATGCCCATCCTCGCGGATGTCCTGAGTGAAGGAATCCAGATTCTTGATTACATTCTCGTAACGGTTTCGATCACATACAAATGGGCGCCTGCCCGGTTGTGGGATCGCATAGAACGGTGACTTGATTCTCAGCTTTGCCCTCGCTGCTGCTGCCATATTGATACCCTCTCATTTCAATGTAACTTAAATGCATTACAAACGCAACTTAAATATCGCGCAGATGAGTTACGACCGGCCCGGCCAGAATGCTCATCAGGTGACGGCGGATTTGCAGCAGCGCTGCGGACACTTCCATATAATCCGCATGCTGCCCGGCATTGTAGATTGCCTCTCGTGCTGCCACTAAGGCGCGATCCGATCCATTCAACGTGTCTTCAATCGCGCCAAGATTCGCAACTAATTCCAATACAACTCTGTTGCCTGCCATATAAATACCCTCTAGTTGGATTTGTGTTACTGGGTGCGTGCCGCTACTTGGTGCTGCAAAGCCGGGCTAACTCATTAATGGCCGTGAATAAATCCTGTGTGTTGATCTCCAGATTAGTGAGTGACCCCTTGACGCGATTCCGGGCCAGCTCCACTTTGTCCTGCTGCTTGCGGATTTCCTGCTCAGTGCCGACAAATTCCATGCTGATACCCTCCACAAAAAGCTGGGACCTTTACCAGCGCCCCAGCTTTCAAGCAGGGTATCAAGCTGCTACTGCGGCGCCTTTCAGCTCGGCCATCTTTTCAGCCAGCGTCCACAATCCTTTATTAAGTTTTACGTCCTGATCGATGCCATTAATATGGCGTGTCGTAGTGCGACGGCGACGATTCTGAGAATCCCGGCCCATGGCGGACAAACCACCTTTGATTACGTTCTCCTGTACCCGGTTGAATGTGTGCCACAGGTCCGCTTTGTTATCTTCCAAGCGGCGTGGCCGCAGCAGCATTTCCGCTGTGATGGGCGTTTCTACCTTGCCCTCAGCATCAGCAAAGCGCGTGACGCGTGCCGCTTCTGCAAATGCCTGTTGCTCGCCGCCAGTCAGCATCAGCCCATTCCAGCGGTTAATCTGTTCTGTGATCCGTGGCGCGGCTTCGATGATGCGCCCAGCACCTTCCAGAACATCAGGAATTACGTTGCCACTGTGGCGCACTTTGATGGATGCCAGCGTGCCTTCTGAAACGCAAGCGCCATTGGGCGCAAGTGAAACGGAAGATGCCACCAAATAATTGATAGGTGCTGCTGCCATCATGCGCATTGACTAGCACCACTTCCAAAAATGAATCTCCCACAATGGCGATAGTGCCGGGCTGACGGAAGCGCAACATGTGCTTAGTAAATCCCGCCTTGCCTGCATCGCGGTAACGTGATTCCACGGCATTGAATACTTGGAAGCCGCTCTGCATCATTCCCTCGATCACATTCGATGTTGGAATGTAGGTATAACGGTCCGATCTTGACTCGTGCGCTTCGGTTGCGAATGCGGATGGGACGCGTGCCCGGAGCTGATCCATTGTCATTGGCTGATTGTTCATCTTGATACCCTCGTTTTGAATTTGACTACTCTTGCAGTTTAGATGCATCTTAAACGCTATGCAAGCAGAATCTTACCTTAGAAAACACCTTAGCTGGATTTACTCATAATCAGGTAGTAATTGATCCTTCACCGGCTGAACATTCTCCACTGTCTTAACTGGTTCAGGATAGGGCTGGTTTGGAGCTTGGATCACAACCACATTCTGCGCGGCATCCTGCACGAATGCTGGCGAGATGGATTTGTGCGCAGCTAACAACTTTGCAGCGGGCACGCCATCGGAATTGCGATCCATCATGGCCTCATACATTTCACCGATTACACGCGCCTCCAGCTTGCTAGGGTCCTTGAGTAGCTGCTTGCCGATCTGTTCTAGTCTCGTATCACGCTCAATCAGATATTCCCATGCTCCACGCGGCACAACTTTCCATCCCTTGCGCGCTTGGCGCTCTGGCCAGCCAGCAGCTAACAGCGCTGCCATGATGGGCTTGCCCTCTTTCAGTGCAACCGATAAACGCTCATATCTGGCCCGGCTTTCATCAGGGCTTAGGCGTGGCGTGTGGTTGCGAGTGTGGTTGCTGGTGGCTTCGACAACTGATGGCGTGGTGTCCATGCCTATATAAGATAGCGCATCAGGTTGGATCAAGTTGCCTCAGAGGGAATGCGGTGCGTTTCTCTTTCCTCTATTTGATCCTTATGCATATTCAACCCTGCTTATGCAAATCAATCATGTATATCATTGAGTAATACACAACAGTTAGATGGATATCGAAGTGTTTTCTTCGCTGAGTGATGCAAATATTTTTGATGGGACCCAATTTTATGCCCCGGCGTGGATCACCCTGCCGGGTGCTTGTCTTCCGGGGCGCTGTGCGTCTCACACTCCAGCCTGAAACTTGACAACCTAAGCGTTTATAATGCATCATAAATGCTATGAAAGTTAGTGAGCTACAAATCGCCTTGGACAAACTCCCACCGGAAGCTGATGTATGGGCGGCACACATTGGGCGGGAAATGTTTGATAGTGCAACCGCAGTGGAGCGCGTCATCGTGGGTGGCTTGCGCGGATCGGGTGGTAAAGTCATTGCGGGGATCATCCGATTCAAGTGTGGACATCCATAACCATTACCAACCCATTATAAATGGAGTGTCAATGAAATATCTATTCCTGCTGCTGTGGTTTGTCGCCCTCTCCGTGGATGCCTTTGTGGATGCCGGGCAGCAATTCTCCATCTCTCACGTCACGCGGGATGTGAAGATGCGGCTGGTGGAATGCCCGCATCCGGCGCCCCAAGTCATCAACTATATCGGCTGGCGGAACGCGGCCAACACGGCTGTTTTCTATGTGCCCATGGAAGCCGTGGGCTGCGTGTACGATGTGGGCGGGACCATGATTGGAGTGATTGGGAAATTATGAAAGTCTCAAAGGAACTGATCCAAGCTATTGCATGCGCGGTGGCTGTGATGGAAGGGACCGCAGGAGGCTACAGCGCCCAAGAAAAGATGCGCGCTAAAATGGTCCTGCTGCGCTTCTTCAATGACCATGCCAAGGATGCAGAATGAAAAATGAAATGGATACATTCCTTCCAGCGGATCGCTACTTCATCGCTGGGCTGGTGTTCGGCGCCATTCTCGCGCTGATCTTTAGGTAAGGTTGTAGCTGCCATCCCGCTGCTTGCGCATGCGTTCTGGACTCTTGCGCGGCTCCTGCATCTGCTGCGCTTGGGGCGGGACCTGATCGGCGTGATCCACAGAATCCGCTGGCACCCAAACGGAATCCTTGGCGGATTCAAATTTCAGCATATAAATCCCGCCCTGCACCTCAGCTCCCACCACCCGGCCATAGGTCCCATGCACGCCATGATCGAACAGGAATTGATGCTTGTCGGTGCGCTTGTCACGCGGCACGCGCTCCGCGTTCACCATCACCCAATCGCCAATTCCGGGATAAAGTGTGGCCAACTTTTGCGCGCTCGCGGAGGGTGGGCGCTGTGGTGGAATGATGATGGCTGGATTCGGGCCGGATTGCTTGGGTTGGATTCCGGGCTTGCCGGTCCATTCCGTCCGATGGTGCCCGGTGGATGTCTTCGCCATCTCAGCGGTGCGGGGTTTATTGCGTGGGATTGCAGGCTTGGCTCTCATACCCGCAAAGTCTACAACAAAATGGCCCCACCAGTTTCCCGATGAGGCCATGTGCGTTTGAAGGAGAGAGTTGCGAATCCATCCTAGCACTACTTTTTCTTGGCTGACTTTTTCTTTGCCGTCTTTTTCTTCGCAGCCGATCCCTTGCGCGCCTTTTGCGCTTCATCAGCGCGGCGAACCGCTGCCGCTGGAACACGATGCGCGAAGTCCGGGCCTTCCACGTGGTAGAAAACGCCGTCGCTTGTCTGTTCCACTCGCGCAACTCGTCCTGCCTTTCCATGTGCTCCAAGTCCGGTGAGACTGTTAAGGTGTGAGGCTAGCGCGGAATTCTTGATCGCATCCGGCACTGCTTCAATATCTACCACCACCTGATCGTTTTCCTTGATGGCGGAATCGCGCTCGGCTTGGGCTTGGCGCTGCGTCTCCGCAGCCGCGTCCCCCTCCCGTTCGCGTATCTGCCGCTGGAATGCCTGCGTCCCGCGATCTGCGCTGGCGCGCTCGGCATCCGCATTCCGCTTACTGCTGCGACTACGTGACTTCGCTTTCGATTTGGTTGCCATTGTGACCATTCCTCCATGGAGTGGGTGATGCAAAAATGCTGCGCACAGCATACTCCAATTCTGATGCAATCGTGCTAGGCTTTCGGCATGTTCATTGCGAAAGTAATCTTGCTGGTTCTCGCGCTGATCTGTTTCCTCGTGGACACCGTAGGGATCACCGGCATTGAAGGATCACGAAGCCGCATCGTCTTTCGCCCGCTGGGGCTGGCGTTCTGGACGATGTACTGGATGTTGCAACTTCTTGTGAGGTAAGCGTGCATGCTGATGATCGAAACCGGCGATCCCACACAGAGCAATACGACTGGCCAAATCATTCTGTTCTTCACCTTCCTCATCAACATAGGCGTGCAGCTCTGGCGGGAGTGGCGTACTGAGAGGGCACGTGAGAAGTTAGCCCAAGAGAACCGCGAGCGCGAGGAGCGAGAGCGCAAGGAAGCGCTTGCCCGCGAGGAACGTATCAAGCATGAGACAGAAGTGCAGCATACCAAGACCCGCGAGATGGTTTCGCAGCGCATGGATGCCCTGAAAAAGCGCTTCAATGGATTGCTGGAGGACAACAGATGACCGATCCCGCCACGCCCGATCCCCACCCGGCAACTGAGAAAACGATGGAAAAACTGGAATCCATCGCCCAGTCCGTTTCTCCCATCTCACCTAAGCAGGAACTAAAGCGGCGTATCATTAACGTGGCCAAACGGGATATAGCCGCATACTACGACCGCTGGCCAGAACGGGCGCTGGATGAACGTGGCCGCGATAATCAGGATTTGAACATCCATTTTGTGGAAGACATCCTGCAAGTTATCGATGACTACAAAATCGGTGCTCGTGATGATAAAGACTTCACTGGAGGCACGTAATGCTTGAATCACTGAAACGCGCATGGCTCATCTGCATGTGCATCTTCTTCACTTCCATCCTGTGGGCACAGACCACCGTGGATACCCACGGCATCCAAGGCGCGGTACCCAATCTCGCCGTGCAAGCTCGCATCATCGCCGTCATTGGCATTGTGTATGCGGCTTTGCAGGCACTCAAGCTAGCATTCCCCGCAATCGCTGGTGGCTGGGCGATCTTGCTCAATGTCATCTTTTCCGCTGCGGGCATTGTGGTAGCGCTCCCAGCTGAAAAAGTATTCAGCTTGGAGACACTCACCGCCGTTATCGTTGCAGCTATCGGCGCGGCAGGCGTGCATGGCACAGTCAGCTCCATGCGCAATCGTGCCCAGCTGAAAAGTGTGGCGCGGAACTATCCACCCATCCAACCCGCAGCCACTACGCAATATGATCCGCACGGTCCCACTAAAGGGAGGCATCCATGAACAGATCGCGCAAATACTCCGCGATTATCCTTTACACGTGCTTGCTGGCGCTCTCCGGCTGCGGGCTTATTCACAAAAACAATCCGCAACTCCCCGCCGCGCTCGCTAACGAGCTGACCATAGCTGACCAGCTCCAGCAACAGGAACGCGATTACCGTACATTCTTTACCGATGTCGGTATTGCCAACCGCGAGGGCCAGCTCACCGATCAGAACGTGTCGGACCTGAACGCCATTGGCGACAGATGGCAGAAGGTCATCGAGCGTGGTAACGCCGGATTCAAGGCGTTTCAAGCTGATCGCAACGATTCCACCAAGATGGCCATCGTGCTGGCGGCAATCCAAGAAGGAACTGGATTGTTCCTCGACCTCACCACGAAAAAGGGCCAGATGCAGGCGGCATCATCTACAAAAGCCGCTGACAAACGGAGGGCACCATGAATCCAATGGTTATCTTCATCATCAACGAGACGTTGAAAATCCTACTTACTCGCCTTGGTGATGCCAACAAATACAAGGACCTCACGCAAGCACAAGCGCAGCAAATCGTGGATGACATCGGCGCTTCGCTATCCACGTCACTACCATCACCCGGCGATCTGGAGGCTGGAACCGGACCGGCATGATTAGTTTCAAACAGGGAGTGAATCCGCTTAACGTCCATCCAGCAATTTGGGTGGCGGTCGGGGTGGTGCATCAGATACGCACTGCCATCAATCGAGACGGCCTGTGGATTACCAGCATGAACGATGGCGGGCATGAAGCAGGTTCACTCCACTATCCCAAGAACGCACCGGATAATCTTTGCCGCGCATGTGATTTCCGTATTCACGATCTTATGCGCACCTACTGGCAGCAGTTCTACCACACCGTTTACAACGCACTCGATATATTCGGCTTCGATGTCGTATTGCACGATGGCACCGATGGCCTTGCTCCCCATTTGCACGTAGAATTTCAGCCAAAGACCGGCGAGCATGATATCTTCGCCGCATTCAAATTCCATCCGCAGCAGGAGGCATGAGCCATGCCGATGCAACAGAACACCCGCCAAGCTGACATCAACATCAACGCCATCGGTGACAACATCGTGGTCCCGCTGGTAACCGGACGAAAGATCAGGGTATGGAAAATCTGGCTCAAGGCAGTGGGCGCCGTGGGCGTGATCTTCAAGAACGGCGTGGCCGGTGTGGCCTTTAATGCCCGCGCCATCCCCTTGGCAGTCGGTGAGCAATGGGAAAAGCCGCAGGATGAAACTCCGCTCTGGCAAACCGGCAAGGGCCTCGATTTCGTCATTAACACCGATGCCGTGGGACCGATCACCGGGCGTGTGGATTACACTTTGCTGTAACTGGAGTGCGCCATGCCAATGTGGGATACCGATATTCTGCCCGATGTGGAGGGCCGCAATGTTGGCCTGCCCGATCAGCGTTACGATGGCAACTTTCGCAACCTGAATATCAGCGGCATTGTCAGTGGCAATTTCACCGGGCTTGCCATCTTCAATCTCGGACAGATCATTGTCCCATTCAGCGCCACTCCCATATTCGATGCGCTCGCCAGCTCCAGCTTCATCATCACTCTCACCGGCAATGTCACCGTGCCCAGCATCGTTAACATGAAACCCGGCCAGCTCGTGGCATTCGTAATCAAGCAGGATGCGGTAGGTGGGCGCGCATTCCCATGGCCTGCAAATGTATTCGGCGCCGCAGACATCGGCACCGGGCCAAATGAAATTACTTCGCAACTTTTCTTATCCGATGGCGTGAACCTGTACGCTCAAACTCCGGGGGTCATCTTCTAATGAAAGTCCGATTTCTACTTCCTCTGCTGGCGCTTGTATCTTGGCTTCCTGCTGTGGCGCAAATAGTCCCCGGTACCGAAGTGCGATTCAAATCCAAGGCCAGCTTTTCTGCCATTGCAGGCTACTATCGATTCGGCGTGCTCACTTCCACCGGCAAGCTGGTATGCACCATGCCATCGGGTGCGAGCTGCCTCCCCGCAGGAACCGGCACCGTGACCAGTGTGGGCTTGAGTGCTCCCACAGAATTCACCGTGACCAATTCTCCAGTCACCGGATCGGGCACGCTTACCATGAACTGGGCCACCCAGCCGCAGGGATTGGTATTCGCATCCGCTATCTCCGGCACCCACGTGCCCGGCTTTCGCTTGCTGGATGTATCCGATCTTCCTGCGCATACCCACGTGGCCGCAGACATCACCAGTGGCGTCTTCGATCCAGCACGCATCATCACTGGCGGCGCAACCAACCTGAATTGCTTGCACGTCAATGGCAGCGGACAGATCACCGTCACTGGATCGGACTGCGGCGCGGGTGGAGGCTCCGGGATCACATCGCTGGGTGGGCAAACTGGTGCAACTCAGACATTCAGCAAATCCGATGACACCAATGTGACACTGGGCATCACTTCGCTCACCAACAATCATGCCTTCACGCTGGGATGGACTGGCACGCTGGCCAAGTCACGCACGCTAGGCACTACGGTGTACACCGATCAACTCAATAACTACACCGCAGGCATGAAGCAATCTTTTGCTGCGAGCGCGACCACTGCGGGTGCAAACTTTGCTGGCGTGTCTTCCGATCCCAGCGTATTGGTGAATGGTGACGTGTGGATGAATACCACCACCAACATATTGAAAGGCCGCTTTGGAGGCGCCACTAAATCATTCGCTTTCACTGATTCCGCAATGTCCGGCAACACCACTGGCAACGCAGCGACCGCAACCGCTTTCGATCACACTCCAACCCTGTGCAGCGCGGGTAACTATCCACTTGGTATCTTGGCATCAGGCGCAGCCACAGGATGCACCGCAGCCTCTGGCGCTCCCACCGGCGCTCACTATGTCACCTCCACCGCAGACGGCACGCTCACTAATGAAGTAGTGGCCACAGGTGGCGACAACATCCAGCGGCGCCCGGCAGAAACAGATTCCAACGGCGGACCGTTCACCATCGATTGGAATCCCACCGATCCCACCACCTTTGTGCAGACAGAAGAATTCGGCGTGGCGGGTGCAGCCTCCGCAGCTATCGGTGATTTGGGATGGTCATTGGGCACCATTGGCGCAGCGCCCACTGTAAGCAAAGTCACTGGCACGTGGCCCAATCTCGGCATCACGCGGATTACTACCACTGCCACCAGCGCGCAAGGTGGCACGCTGGCAGATGGTGGCACCATGCTATTCGACAACTTGCGCGATAACACTACTTGGACATCCACTTTCGTGTTCGCGCTTGGCCAAACCACCACCACCCGATTCCGCATCGGCTTCGCCAACTCCATCACCACCACTGCACCATCCAACGGATTCTGGCTGCGTTATGACACCAGCGCGGGCTTTGCAGACGCCGCTTTCACCGTGGAAACCTGTGCATCCACCTGCACGGTTGGCGGGACCACCTACACCGTGAACACCGCATTCCACACCCTGCGCATCTCCAACAATGGATCGGGCGGCATCAGCTTCCAGCTCGATGCCAATGCAGTGCAGACCATCACCACCAACGTGACAGGCGGCAGCGTGACGCCGATAATGATCTTGGTCACGGATGCAGCCTCCACCAAGACGGCTGATTTCGATTTCTTTGCGATCAAACTGAGAGGGTTAGCACGATGATAAAAATGCGTTTTAGGAGAGCGCTTGGTTATCTTGGCTTCCTGTTGAGTGCCTTTGCATGCTACGCGCAAAGTGACAACTACCAAATCGTTGTCGAATCCAACACGGTTGCCACGAACGGTCAAATCAGATGGCGCTGTGAGAAAAATGCCACCGTGGTCTACACAGCGCGCACCAATCTATTCGCGGTGGGCACGCCCAATGCTGACTTGCGCGCATTTCTTAAAGCGCAATTGGGCCAGTGTATTTCTGACAACTCCGGCACCATCACCAACCAGCTTGAATCGGACTCGCTCCCGCCCATTCACGGCGCCGCGCAGCACGATGGAACGGTAGAGGCGACCACGCGCAAGGATGTGGCCAGTGGATATCCCGGCTTGAGCGCGGCAGGCAAGATCAGCGCCACGGAAGTCCCTACGTTGAACCAATCCACAACCGGGAATGCCAGTACGGCATCTGCACTCGCGGCTGATCCTGTGGATTGCGCTGCCAATCAAACTGCTGGTGGAGTCAATGCATCTGGTACAGCGACCGGCTGCATCAAGCAATTGCAATTCGCCGTGCTCGCTGGGGATTACACCAATGCCACCACCACTGCCAGTGCCGTAGGTGCGCTTAATTTTGCCGTGGCCGCGTCCACTAACTACATCGGCGTGTGTAATCTTACTCATCAAGTCAGCGCCACCACATCCGGGATCAAGCTATCCTTCACTGGCCCTGCATCTCCAACCGCCATTGTGATGGTGATCCAAACATCCACCAGCGCCACAACTGTGCGCAACGATGCAGTCACCGCCTTTTCCACCTTGAGCATTGGCGCAGCTACCACGCTTGCAGCCACCAAGCTCCCAGTGCAACTATTCTTCCGCCTGTCGAATGGCACCACCGCAGGCACGTTGCAATTGAACGCTGCATCCTTTGGCACTGGCACATTGACCATCGCGCAGAACGTATCCTATTGCTGGATGAGGGAGCAATGAAGGCCCAATTCTGGAAGCCACCCAAATTGCCGCAGCCCATACTCAAGCCCAAAATCAGTGAGCTTGAAGACATCCATATCCGATCCCTGATGAAAGGCCAAACACCGCCGCGCCAGCAAGCAGGCAATCTATTGCGGCAGGCGATCCCGGTTGACCACTACAATGCCAACACCGGATTCAGTCACCGTTCGCTCGGATTCCGCTTCCGGCGCTACGGCAAGTGATCTTTCCACTCACGCAATAGCGCATGACGAATGGCTGCGCTATCGCCACTGGGCGCGCACCAACCTGCCATGGTTGTGCAAATTCATCCTGCAATATCAGGATGCCTCCACGGAAGTAGAACCGCACATGGCCATGTTCCAAGCCCTCCAGAAATTCCCCGGTGGAGATGACTCACAGGATAAAGTTGTCACGCTTGCCAAGCTACGCCGGGAATACAAACCGCACACTTTGATGTGGGACCTGTACAATCCATCCCCACAGCGCCGCACGCTGATCCTTGAATCGCGCCTGTTCCTGAAAACGTCCATCGCGGTCATCGGGCACATCATTCAATGGATCATCAACTTTCCCAATGTGCGCGTGCTCATCTCTAGCGGCACCGGCCAGCTCGTGGAAGCGTCCGCCTTGCTCATCAATCAGCACTTCCGCGTGAATGAGACATTCCGCTGGCTTTTCCCGGAGCATGTACCACAGAAAACAGTGGAGAAATTCGGCAGCTCCATCGGTATGACCACGCTGGCGCGCACCAGCATCTTGCGCGATCCCACCATCTCCACTACTTCCGTGGGCGCTGCCATTGCCGGTGGCCACCATGACGTACACAAGCATGATGACGTAGTAGACAAAGAGAACGTGCGCACCGCCGAATCCATTGCCATGGTCAATGCACACATTCAAGCCACCTCACCGCTGCTGGATCGCCACGAAGACTCCAAAGGTGTGGTCATGCCGGGATGGACCGATTTCATCGGCACGCGCTACGATTTCTCGGACGCATACGGCCAGATTCTTGACTCGGAAAAATCGAAGACTCCAGAACGGCGTGTTTATTCCATCGTCTACCAGCCCGCATGGCGTGGCACGTGGGGCACGGAAGATTGCAAAGCCACGTGGCCGCAGAAGGTGACGCTGGATCAGCTCAAAGCCATTGAAGACGATCCCCTGCAAGGTCCCGATGTGCTGGCATCACAATATGGGCTGCGTCCCCGCCCCGGCAAATCTGGCTTGCTAGACGACCGCAAGCAGATCAGATTCACTCCCCGCAAGGTGCTCAATGACCTTTACCCATTCCTGCGGCTGCACGTGACGCTGGATTTGCACGGCATGGAAGCCACCACGGCGCAGAACAAGCATGCTGACAACGATTTCACCGCCATCAATCTCAGCGGCTTTGCGCGAGATGGCCATTGCTACGTGCTGGAGCTGTTCCACGGACGCCCTACACCCATGGAAGTGATCGATTACATTTTCAAACTTTGGTTCCGGCATCCGCGCATCGTGGATTTCAAAGTGCCCAAGGACTTGCTGGGGCGCGTGTTGCTGCCATTCCTTGCACGCGAGCAAACCAAGCGGCAGAAATTCCTGCCCATCGTGCCCATTGCCATCAACAATCGCATCTCAAAAAAGCAGAAGATCAAGGGATTGCAGCCGTGGTTTCGGGGTGGCATCATCAGCTTTGCGGAGGACCTGCAATGCCGCTACCAGCTTGAGGAAGAAATCATCCGCTTCCCGGTGTACGCGCATGATGACTTGCTCGATACCATCGTGGATCAGATGGAGAACCGGCAAGGCGGGGTAGAATCTGACACGCTGCACAACGTACTCCCGGCGCCACCACCAAGCTATGGGCTGTTGCCGGGCAGCGCGCCGCGTTTCCAAGGATTTGGTCCCGGTGGCACGGAGCACTGGCAGGGCGTGGAAGAAGACACGGAAGTGATTACGCAGGACCCCACCACCGGGTTATAGTAGGGAGCGACGATGGGCAGCTATCCTCTTAGCAACGTCCCCGATCCGTACTCTGTGCTCACCGAAGCGCAGCGTTATCAGATCATTCCACCCACCGATCCGTGGACCAATTCCTACGCGCTTACCATTGTTTCCCAGTCCATCAATTACATGGAGAATTTCATTCAGGCCAGTGGTCATTTGAACCGCTGGCGGCAAGCGGATGAAATGCTCGCGGGATGGCGACCACAGAAGAAATGGGAGAATTCGCAAAAGCTCCGTGCTCGCGTGCCAGTCTTCCTGCTGTTCTCCCAGCTCCAAGCGCTGCTGCCCAATGTGCTGCAAGCCATCTTCCCGCTGCACGAGAATGTAGACGTTGCGCCCCGCCCCGGATCAACCATGGAAAATGCCCGCGAAGCTGCGGACTTAATCATGGCGCAACTCGATTCCCTTGGTGAAGAAGGACTGACGCGCTTCTACAGCATCGCCATGGATTGCTTCAATCAGGGCTTCCTCTATGGCTGCGGCATTCTTGAAATCACGTGGCTATTCAAGATGCTGGAAAAGCTGGCGTGCATGGTGAGCTGGGAGCCACCCATGCAGCAGGTGTTCGATTCGCTCACCAATCAAATGTTGAATGTGCCGGTTGGTGAACCCCGCCGCGTGGTCCATGAAATGGTGCAGCGCTACATCGTCAACCAGCCGCATATCCAGAATCTTGACGTGCGTGATTTCCTGATCGATCCGCATTGCCGCACTCCCCGCGTGCAGGATGCGCGCATGTGCGCCGCCCGCAGCTATCCCACCGTGGGCGAGCTGATCCAATATCGCAACCAAGCGTATTTCCAAATCCCCGATGACAAAACGCTGATCGAGCTTGCCATGGCGAAGACTGCCAACATGATGGAGAACGCCAAGCGTGGCGTGGGCATGTGGGGCAGTGGGTGGAACATCAGCGACGATTACTCCACCGATCCATACCAGCTCCGGCTGGAGCTGTATCGCTGGTTCTCGCGGGATCGCTGCGTATGGCTCCTGAATCGCACGTGGGTGGCATACAACCGAGCGAACATCTACCAATTCCTGCCGTTCCTTAACGCGTTTTACGTGCCATTCCCCAATCGCTTCCATGGCCTGTCACTGGCGGACATCACGGAAGGAAATCAGAATCTCATCGCATCGCTGAAAGAGGCGCGCATGGATGAGCTATCGCTTGCCATGAATGCGCCGTTCATCCGCCGCAACGGCACCATGCTTGGCTCACCGGGCACGCTGCCCATGTCGCCCGCTAAGGTGATCGACGTTAACGATGAGCCGGAAAAATCTCTCATGCGCTTGGAAGTACAGGCGCAGACGCAGGAAGCATTCCTAGAAGCCGCCGATGCGGAGCGCCAAACCGCAAAGGACACTGGCCTCAGTGATCTTGCCGTGATGGGCGTGCCATCGGCTGGTGGCAACAGCGCCAATCGCACCGCCACTGGCGTGGAAAAACAAACTGCCGCAGCAGGCGTACGCATTCAATTCCTCGTGGAAAATCTGGAGTCATCCCTGATTGAGCCGATGTGCTCCATCCTCCACCAGTTCAATATCAAATTCCTCCCCCGCGATCAGCTCGTGCCCATCACCGGCATGGACGGCCAGCAGCGCGCTATCGATCCGGTCCGTGTCCTGAATGCCATGCCACGTTTCACCATGCGTGCCAGCTCGCGCATGCGCGCACGTGCCACGCTTCAACAAGTGCTGCCATGGCTGGTACAAACCGTGCTTAACCCGGAAGTGCTGGGCATGATGGGCAAGCAGCTCAAGAAGAAATTGAAGCTGATGAACCTGATGCAGCTCATTACTGACACCATGAACATCCCCAAGATCGATCTGTGGGAAGACATGACGCCGCAGGAAATCCAAGAGATGTCACAGCCTGATCCTAAGTCCATGATGGACCTGCAAAAGCAGCGCGAGCGCATGCAAGCCATGGGTGAGATGCAGCAGGATCAAGGCGACACGGAGCTGTTGAACACGCTGGCCAATCGGTTAGTGACGCCGCGTGCTGCGGAAGACTTCCTTGGATTCAGCGATCCGCAGCACATGCAGTCCCAAGCCGCGCTTATCAAGGCGCACCAGCGCCCGCGTGCAAATGGCAATGGACAGCGGTAAACTATTCCCATGCCCGACCTAAACCCGATTGTGACGGAAGATGAAATCCAGATTTTCCATGACGCGGAGCGCTTGGGGGCACTCAAGAAGCTGCCGGAATTCAATCGCATCCTCGTGGTGATGCAGCAGGTAGTGGATGCTGCCCGCGCTGATTTGGAAAACAATCGCCAACCCTACTTGGTGCAAGAGTTGACAATCCGCTGGCAGGAACGCAAATATTTCCACGATTTCATCACCCGCTATATAGATGGTGTGATCGCCAAGCGCCGTCAAACGGTACGTGACCTATTTGAAAGCGCGGGCTTGGATGAAGACGTGATCCAGCGTAACCTTGATGCATCACTAGATTTCTTACGACCATTCATGGAGGCAAGAGGCAATGGCAACAAATAACAACGTCCCGCAAATCCCGCCCGCAGAGGACCCCAATTCCCTAACTCCACAGCAGATCAGGGATCGCGCCGCTGGAGTTCCACAACAAGCTCCACCCGCGCCAACCCAGCAGCCACCAGCACCAGCTCCCGGCCAGCAGCCTCCCTCGCAGCAACCGCCGCAACCGGGCCAGCCGCCAGCGCAACAGCCACCGGCGCCGGGACAGCAGCCGGGCCAGCTCCAACCCACCCGCCAGCAAGATGGTAGTTTCGTGCTCGCGCTTCCCACCGGCCAGCGCTACAAGGGCGCATCGCCAGAGGAAGTGTGGCAGCAGGTTGCCGCCGCGCAAGTCTCAGCATCGCAAACCATCCGGGATATCTCGCTGGAACGTGATCGCTACCGGCGCGGGATTCAAACCATCTCCGGCGCACCGGAAGTCGATCCTGCCACCGGGCAGGCCAAGCCAGTGTTTGACCACGGAATATTTGAGAACCTGTGGGGCAATGATCCGATGATGGGCATGCAGTACATGCTGCAACATCTGTTCGGATTGAATTCCATCGATGAAGTTGTGCCCACTTTGGAAGACGTACGTTATCAGACACGCGATTACGCATACCAAATGGCGATCAATCGCTTTCGTGCCGCAGCTCCAGATTTCCCCGGCACCCAGCAAGCCGTGGATGCGCTGCTTGACACCATGAAAGCGCACAATATGCCATTCACTTCTGACGCATTGGTGATGGTCCACAACGCACTCAAGCAGCAGAATCGCTACCCAGTCGCGCAGCAGCAGCCGCCACAAGGCCAGCAACCACAGGGGCAGCAACCACCTCCACCGCAGCCTGCATTCAATCCAAATCCGCAAGGTCCATACGCTTACGAGATGGGACGCGGGTTTGGCCCGCCTGCCGTGTTCGCGCCGCCAGCTCCACCGCAGCCGCAATACCAAGCACCACCAAATCCATATCAGCAACCACCCAATCCCTACGCTGCCCCGCCAGCACCTCCGGGCTTCGCGCCCATGGGACCGCAAGGGTACGCACCGACACCGCCACCGGGCTTCTACCAACCGGCGCCGGGGACATTCCCCACTATGCCTGCAATGCAAACGCCGCCGCTGCCAACAGTGCAGCCCGGCATGGGCATGCAACCGGGTTCAAATGTTGTCGATGAAGGCGCACTGAACAACATGGACCGTGCTACGTTGCGCGCTGCGCTGGAATCGGGCTTGCCACGCTAGCCCTAGTTGTGGCATCTTAGGCAAATTAGGAGCTGGAGCCAGTGACCCTGCTTCCAGCTCCACCTTTCGCGCAAACGACCTTTGCCACGGAAGACACGAGCCAAACGCGAGTGACCCTCAGCGATTTGTGTTACGGTTCAAAGCACCGACCGTGCATAGAACCTCCAAGGTTGTGATGTAAACATTCTGGAGGCTTATCGTGTTCCAACCAGCAATCAATACCACTCAAAGCGTGGGCCTCGCTCCGGTCGCAACTCAGATTTATTACAAGAAAACTGGGTTAGACCGATTGACTCAGACCTTCCGCTTTTACAGCGCGGGTGATCCAGACGATATTCCCAAACGCTCTGGCCGCACTGTGCAGTGGTACCGCTTCAATCTGCTAGGCAGCAACACCACGCCATCTGCCGAAGGCGTAGTTGGAATTCCGCTGCCTTTGTCATCCGGTCAATTCACCGGAACGGTTGAGGAATATTCGGATTTCACTAACCTATCCACGCTGCTGATCGATACCGCCATCAATGACATGGTGGCGCAAGCAGCGGAAGATATGTCCTACCGTGCTGCTCTCTCCGTCGATTTGACGGTGCGCACGGAAGTGGAAGCCAATTCCGCAGCTATCCAACAGACGCAGGGCCAGTACTTCTCTGCGGCTGACATCAACGCGGCCATCACGATCCTCAAAGCATCGAACGTGCTGCCCCGCGAAGATGGCGGATGGCTGGCGATCCTGCATCCTTACATGACCTATGATCTGCTGTCGGATAACACCGCTGGTGGATTCGTGGAAGTGATGAAGTATGCGGACCCCAATCGCTTCATCTCCGGCGAGATCGGACGAATCTTTAACACGCGAATCGTTGAAACCACCAACGTGGCTACCGTGGGCACCAATCCCACCAAGTATCACGGCTACATTTTCGGCAAAGGTGGCTTGGGTGTCGTATCCCTCGCGGGACGCGGGCCTAATAACGTGGTCGATCCGCGCAAATCCACATTCAACATTTCAACCATCAAGGGTGAAAAGTCGATCTATGATCCAGAAGGAAAGATCGGCGCCGCCGTCTCGTACTACTACGTGATGTTGGCAAAAACCCTCGATTCAACCGTGCCCCGCTTCCGCATCATCGAGGCGGACGTATCGCTTGCATAGGAGAACATCATGCCATCGGTAGATACCTTTTATCGGGCAAAGCGGGCACTAGCAACGGGAAATGTAGTAGCTGAGACTACGGTGAAGTCTGCCGATGACGCAACCAAGCCGATCTTCACGCTCTTGCCTGCCAGCGGAAAACTAGCTGGCCAAGGCGTGCGGATCGCATCGCGTGGTGAAATCATCGCCGGTGCATCACTTAACGTCACCATCAGCTATCGCATCGGACTCACCGTTGCAGGCACTTTGCTTGCTACCACCGGCGCTGTAGGAACAGGCGGCGCTGGCAACTTCAACTATGAGTTGGTATTCGAGGGAGTATGGGATGCGAATTCCAGCTCCATCCGTGGACGCATGTTCGGCCATGTGGCCGGTACTGCGGTTGCGGAAGTCATCAACTCTACCGTCATTTCGGGTGTAGACCCGAATGGCTCGACTGACGTGCAAGTTTGCGTGACTGCATTGTTCGGCACTTCCAATGCCGCCAATGACGTTCGCGTGAAAGAGCTTGTCAGCGAAACCGACTAAGGAGCACTGTCATGCCATCGCAAGCAGCTTCGCTTAGACCAGCGAACCGCCAACTAGTTGCGGCCCAAGCGGTCGTAGCCAGCGGTGCCAGCGCAGTGTTCGAGTTGCCCAATGATGCAGTGGAAGTGCTATTCATCATTGAAGCAACCGCCGTGGCCGGTACCGCTCCAACCCTCGATGCAGTCCTACAAGTCACCCCGGATGATGCCGCTTCCAAGTGGTTTAGCTCCGGCAACAAGTTCACGCAGCTAACCGCTGCGGGACAAGCACGCGCCATTTCTATGAGCCGTATGCGCCATGCTGGGCAAGCGGCTGCGGAATTCGACGCTGCACAGGTGACCGGCGCCGCAACCAGTGCCAATGGACCACTCAGCCGCAAATGCCGATTCTTTTTCACGCTCGGCGGATCGGCTGGCCCATCGGTCACTGTCAACGTGTGGATGATCGTGAATCCACCGGCAACGGTGTAATGGGACGTATCGAAACCAAGTCGCCGGATGTGGACTCGATCCTCAAGTTTCTGCGGGGATTGAGTCCTATCCAGCCATCATTCGGCACCAATCGTAAATCGAACGTGGCGCCTAGTCTCACTGCGCACGAACGCCACAAGGTTGATAAATTCTTCCAGCATCGGGATCACTCAGACCGCGCCGTGGCAGAAAAAGAAGCCGCCGATGCCATAGCCAGCAAGGATGGGGACATTCCCACCACCACGTTGGAGCGCCAGATCGGACGCCCCATGCACAGCAGCGAAGTTTCAAAGCGCTTGCTCAAGCTGAATTCCAATTTTGTATTTGAGCGCAGCATCGCATTTCCCTCCATCATGGGAATCTACATGCATGATCCCAATGCAGAAATGCGCGATGGCCGCAGGCTGCGCCACATCGCAGGCTTTGAATTCAACATGTCCCCGGAATTCACCGTGTACCACAACAACACCAAGGGACCCAAGAAAGTGACGCGGGGCTGGCGAGCGCTGATCCTGATCCTCTCCAATCGCGGACTGATCGACATCACGCGGGCGGCTGAGATATTTGACATCGAACGCGGGCAAGCCCGCAAACGCTGGCACGAGGAAGTGAAGAAATTGAAGCGTCGGCGCTGACAGGAGTAAACTTCCGCCATGGCGAAGATCACACGTGCAAGAGCTATTCGCAACTTGAACGCTGCCATTTTGGAGCTAAAGAAATTCAACATCGATGCGTGGGGATTTTTATTCACGGATCACGGCGCGGACGAAACTAATCTGGAGTTATTTTCCGGGCGCCGTGAGCCATTGCCAGTGTTCATTGTGAAAACTGAGGAAGCATTGAAAGTAATACGCACCATGCCGGTAGATGGCATTCCTGTAAGCGAGTTGGAACAGGACTTCGCTGAGGCGCATGCCGCTGCCATGCAAGGATCGCGCAAGATCATCAAACCGAATTGAAGGGGAAATATGGGACCGAATCAGACACCGAATCAAACACCTCCGCAGCGCAATCCAGAACAAGCCGCAGCGGAAAAAGCTGTCAACACACAGGACCCTACCACCGCAGAGCAATTGCTGAAATCGAAAGCCACCTTGAGTGGCATTGACCCGGACACGCTGCAAATGCTCATGTCCATGGTGGGCGAGATGGGGCGTACCATCGCCACCGAATTACGCAAGCCCACTGAGGAAGAACAAAGGAAGATCGACGCGGAAAATAAGCGCATCCAGCAGCAGCGCATCCAAGCTGCCGCATCGGGTAAGGCAGTCGAAGACGCGATCCGCCGCGAACAGGAATCCTGTGGACACATCAAGCCCAATGGCGAGCACACATGGGGCGGACAGGTACATTCCGATGGCTGGGCACAGATCACCTGCCAGCGCTGTGTGAAACGCTATCGCGTGCGCCCGCTGCCGGAGATGATCGCGCAGGGGTTGAATCTCAGCAACGTGCCGGGATTAACTGAGGCACATTTAATCCAATGGTCCAAGCAAAGCGCAGCCATCGATGCCAAACTGGCGGAAGTTGCCCGCGCTCAAGCTGCCATGTCGGGCATGCGCTTCAATCCCAATGCGGGCGAAGCCATCACCGGACTCTAGGAGTGAGCAGTGGCCTTTACATACTCGTGGAAGGATGGCATCGAATTCTTGCGCAGCTACACGCGCCAGATTCCGGTGGACAAAATCGGGGTGCAGGTATGCGATAGCGTTTCCTCTGAAATATGGAACGCTTTTCCATGGCGGGATACCTGCACCACCATCCCCACGAAAATCCTTGTACATTTGCAACAAGAATACGATGTGCCACCGCTCATCTCTCGCTTGGTGAGCGCGCAGATTTCCCGCACCGCTCCTGATCCCACCACCAGCTTTTACGATCCACTGGAAGTGAAGGAAGCGCTGCCATCCACGCATGGTCAAGTACATCCCTCCAGCATCCGGGGGATCGCGCTGGAGCGCGGTGTGGGGCTTATTCGGCTGGATCAGCAGCCATTCATCAACAGCAATGAAGTATTTGAATTGAACGGTGTATTCCAGATGCAGCACACTCGCGTGGCCAGCGTGGATTCTGATATGTGGTTTAAGGATCAGCTCTACCACGTGGCACAAGAGGGCTTGCTGTACTGGGGCTATAAGCTCGCGGATCGCGTGCAAGCCGCCAAAGACCAATACACCTTATTCCGCGCCAAGATCAAGGAAGCGGCCATGATGGAGGATCAAGGCGCATCGGATTCTATTTATCCCGCAGAGGGCAGTATTGGCAGCGACTTTCAGGGGACTTTGTAAATGCTAGATATCGATCTCATTCCAGATGTAACCGGGCGCAATTGCGGCATTCCCAGCAAGCGATACGATGGCAATTTCCGCAATGTCAATATCAGTGGCACGCTCACCGGCACTGGCGTACAGATCAGCTCCATCATCAACGCGATCCCGGATACCGATTCCCTCAGCATCTCATCCGACACCGGCAATGGACAGGTACGCGAGCGCTTGCGCGTGGGCAATGACGCAGGCGCGGATTATGTGCCATTTGAAATCCGTAACGTGGTCCCGCAATTTGGCTCATCCGATGCCGGGCAAGGTGGCGCGATTGAATCCCAGTTCTACAGCGCCATCGGTGATAATCCATTCGATTTCCTAGTGTTCTACCAGCGCGGCCAAGCGGATAACGGCTTGCCTGCTTTGCGCGTCACCACGGATGGGGAAATCATCAACCATGGCAATGGATACGCGCCATGGTCATTTCGCAGCTTCAATGCCAATGACGCCAATCCCCTGTTTGGCCTCAAGCCCACCGGCGAGCATGTATGGGGACCGGGCGGCGCCACAGCTCCAGATGCAGGATTGAAACGCATCTCGCCCGCACTGCTGGGGATCACCAATGGCGCTGGTGCCGATGGCGCGCTGCAAATGCGCACGCTCACACTCACTGCACCCAATGGCACGTCACCCATGGCAGTGGCATCGGCCACGCTGGTGGCTAATCTCAATTCCGAATTACTGAATGGCAAGAATTGGGGCGCCCCGGATGTGATCGGTGACGTAGCACCCAATGATGCCAACTTCGATGCGCTCGCGGCCACCACGCTGGGTTTGAGCGTGCCCGATGGCACTACACCCATCACCACTCTATCCAAAACGCCGGTAGACAACCTCACCGTCAAGCGCGTGTTGGATGTGGAATTTGCAGGCATCATCCTGAAAGATTCATCCGCCTACAAATCCAAGCGCGTGAGCACTGGCAGCATTGCATCGGGTGCGCGCACTTCCGTGGCAGTGAATTGGGATACCGCATTCGCATCCGCCAACTACACCATCAGTGCAGAGATTTTCGATGCTTTGAATCCGGGCACGGCAGGTATGACGGTGGAGCGCATTGTGGCTCAAGCCGCCGATCACGTGACCTTGCAAGTCTTCAACAATGGAGCTGAGGCACGGACCGGCACTATCCATTGCCTCGCATTCCGGGAGGCGTAATTGCCAGCCGCCGCGCAAACCGGCCATCGTCTCATTGATGACATGGCCATTCCTTATGTCACTTTTGATTCCCCGGTGGCGGACACCCCCGCATTTGAAGATGGATTGAATATCTTGACATCCATGCGGCGCGTGCTGGAACGCAGGCCGGGGTTCGCTACTCCAGTAGAAGCCAGCGTTACTAATCTGCCCGGCACCATCAATAACATCTTCACGTGGCGGCGCTGGAGTAGCAGCTTTTTTGTGATGTTGTCCATTGCGGCTAATGGCCACAGCCAAGTATGGAAGCTGGAGCTGGGCGTGGATGCGTCCTTTTCCCTGCTGCTGGATATCCCCGGTACCACGGAACCATTCAGTTTCATTGCGCGCAATAACTTCTGTTTCATGGGCTGCGGTGTTGCGGGGTCCATGCAGAAATTCGGTGGGCGTGGCGCGCAGGGAGAAAACTGGATCACTGGATGGGGCATTGCAGCTCCCACGTGGAAGCCAGTCTGTACAGCGGTTGCAGTGGGCGCCGGGTTGAATGGCATCAATTGCCAAGTGGATTACCACTATCGCTGCACCTATTGTCACGAGCTGGTAGGTGGCGAATCCAGTCCATCAGATTTGAATGAATGCATTGGCCAATTCACCAACAGCGGCGTGCAGGTGCAGCTCAAGGCCAGCCCCGATCCGCAGGTGGGCCATATTCGCGTCTATCGCTCGCGGGATGGAGGCTCGACCGATCCCCAACAGATGCAGGAAATCGTGGGATCACCATTCTTGAATGCCGATCAGACCATTACGGACCGCACCGAGGATGCAGATTTGCACAACCGTTTTGCTCCCGGCCTGCTGCGCAACGATCCCCCGCCACCGATGAAAGGCTTTCAATCTCACAGCTCGCGCATTTTCGGATTCGCGGATAACGTGGTTTGGTTCTCCGGCTTCGATGAAATCGTGAACGGCATGATGGAAGAATGTTTCCCCGGCGCCAGCATTGGTCCTATTGCGTCCAACTCCGGCAATTGGTATCCATTCGATGATGAAATCAGCGCGCTAGCCCAAATCGCAGGGGACGCGCCCGGCATGGCAGTTTTCATTCCCGGCAGCGTATCCAAGATCGATGGCGCCATTCGCAATGAGATGACGCGCTACACCATTGATGAGCTACATGGTGCGCGCTCTCCGCAGGCAGTCCGCGGATTGGGATCGGATGTGGCATGGGTGGACACCGCAGCGCAAATCCGGCTATCCAGCGTGGGTGAGATGAGCACCGACATCCGCCCCGATGCAGCCAAGATCAATCCATCTAATGCCATGGTGGTGGCCCACGTATCCGGCACTAAGCAGTGGGTATGTGTTTTGGACACTATCACCGGCATCCTGTACGTCCTCGATATGGATTTGAAAATCTGGATGGTGCCATGGAAGATCGGTGCATCTGCCATCTGGAGTGGTGAGATCGCACCCGGCAAGCGCGTGCTCATGGCGGCGATCAACAATCAGGTTTGGTACATGACGGATGGGAAATTCAACGATGCAGGCCAATCGTATGCCGCGTTCGGGAAGACGAACCTAATCCCACTTTCTCCGCAAAACAATCCTGATGAGGTGCAAACGCTGGATGCGGTGTCCATCGAACGCGACCGCAACAATGTGTCCGATATCCGCGTGCTGGTGGATGAGAACACCAGCTTGGATTCCGCTTACAAAACCATCTTCCTCAAGGAAAATGAAAGCGATCCCAGCATGCGCGCAGCGGGCAAGGTTCTCATTGAAAAGCGCTATACCATCCCGCCCGATCAGTTCTCACCAGCACGCCGGGGCAGCGTTCGGATAGACTGGCCAGCAGTAGATGCACCGTTTGAGCTGTACTCGATCAACGTGGAGATTCATCCAGTGAGTGGAGAGCAATGAGGGCTGACACCGCCAACATCGACCGCATGCGGCGCGTTAAGGTGAATGGTCAATGGAAATTCGTTGACACGCTGGAAGTGAAGCTGCGCAAGATACAGAAGACTACCGATGTCAATAAATTTCATGGCATCGTGCTTCCCACGCCATCTCTGTATCGCCCGGTGCCCAAGGCAATCATCAGTGCAAACGCTTCGCAGGTTGTGCTGGCATCCTCCGGGATCGCGGTGGCAGGCAGCTTCGCGGACACCATTGATGACGCTGGTTTCACGCACGTACCCACGCAGAATTCCACGGTCATTTATTGGGATGGCACCAACCAATCGCGCCGCATCGTGCGCCGCCGTGCCGATGGATTCAAGCAGCCATTGCCACCGGGGCATCTTGCCATCACTAATCTACCCATGGGCGCGGAAGGTGCGCCGGGTCCAACTTACTTGCTCTATCCCTATGGCATTCCCGGTGCATGCAACATCGGCTGGGTAGTGGGTGACGTGGGCACGCCTAAATTCTGTCACCTGAAAGCCACCAATGACGCCGCGCACCAGCAGCGCATTCTTGGCCGGGAGCCGATATCCGATGGCGCCATGGCAATTCAGCTCTTGCCAGTACAACCTCCAGCGCCACCACCTGATCCCACCTTGCCACCCCCGGACCCGCCACCGCCGCCAGCTCCAGCGCCGGTGACTGATCCCACGGCGCCGCCCACCTACACCCCGCCACCCGTGCCGCCCGGTGGCACCACGTATTGCGTCATGCTGGGTACGGAGATTGTCCCCATCGGTGACTCGCCGTGGTGGACTGAGGAAGTGCAACAAAACGAATGGGTGCAAGTCATCACCAACTTGCGTCAGTTAACCGGCGTGCCGGAACACATCATGGTCACTGGGCGCGCTGGCTACACTGAGATGCGAGATATACGCAAAGGCGATCTTGTCATCACCTGCTGGGGTGAGGAAAAAGTGGAGCGTACCTCCTATTTCAAGCGTCCCGGAATCAAAGTTAATTTGCACATGGAATGGGGCCATCTGGCATGGTTCAATGGATTCCTTGGACACAACTTAAAGAAGTCGAACCCGGATTCACTTTTATAGAGGGAGCATGAGCCGAGATATCTTCGTTCGCAGCTTGCAAGGATCGCCACAGCAAAATCCCCGGATCGCCAAAGCAGTGGAATGGCTGGCGCGCATCCGCGAGCAATCCCATCTCGATACGGACGTACTCACCTATCCCGCCACATGCATGTTGGAGGCTTACATAAAAGGGACTGGCGAGCCGGTTTTGTACATGCCGATCCAGCACGTTTACATGATGGAATCGCTAGGACCGAATCCCGTTGCCAGCCCAGTGGATATCGCCAAAGGTTTGGAGGAAATCACCAAGATACTGAGTTATGATGCCCATAAATCGGGCATTGGGGAAATCTACTATCCCAGCACGGACCCGATGGTGAATGCATTTGCGCAGCGTCATCATTTCTCATTGATGGACTACGAGGCACCATGCGCAGTGAGCGAACAGAATCCCAGCGGCATGGAAAAGCGGCTGATCCCGTTCTTCAAGATGAAGGTGTACAAGTGAAACGAGTACACACCAAAATTTACATGGAGTGGGATGGCACCCACTATGTAACCGTAGCGGAAGAAGGATACGACTATGATGGCGAATGGGAGCTGTTGAAAGAATCCAGCGCGGAAAAGCAGCAGCGCATCCAGCTTCAAAATCTGCAATATCAAGCCGCGCAGAATTACTACAACGTCGATCAGCCTTTCCAGCGCGACATGGCCAAGCAACAAATGGATCAGTACATGAAGCAAGCGGCCATGCAGGAACAATTCCAGAAGCAATACATGGACATGCAGCAATCCCAGTTCTCATGGGAAAAGCAGCAAGCCGCAGACGCGCTCCAGCGCCAGCAAGCGTGGCTCGATCCCATCAAAGCCACCATGACGCCGTATCTCTCCGGTGATGCATTCGGCCCGGCTGCGGTGAACACTGCGCAGGATCAGGCCATGCAGCAGATCGCCAGCGGTTATGGTGATGCAGCCGGAAATGTGCGCGCCGCGCTTCTCAGCCGGGGTGGCGGTGGCGCCATGCCCATGGGTGGAGATTTCACGCGTGGCATCTCAGAGCTGGAATCCGGCATGGCCAATCAGGTAGCGACCACGCGGGATCAAATCCGCCAGAGTTATCTGGATCGCAACCTTGCCGCAAAATTTAACGCAGCCGGTGTGCTCATGGGTGGCGGATCACAATACGGTGCTGACTTCGGTGCATTGAATAGTGGCACCGCACAGGCCGCGCAGGGATTCGGTGCAGGCGCCAACACCTTTGCCCAGCAGCCCATCGTATCCACGCCCGGCGTGCCTGCCATGCTCGCACCGCCAAAGCCGCAAGGTTTCTGGAGTAGCCTTGGCGCAGGATTGCTGGGGCAGGCCGCGAACGTGGGCATGGGCTTCGCCACTGGTGGATTAGGCAACATGTTCGGTAATTGGTTCGGTAAGCAAAGCTCGTCGCTGGGTGCAGGTGTCAGTGGCGGATTGCCGCCGAATCTAGCACCACCACCAATACCGTTCTAGGATTTTATGGATCAGTTGACCATGATGATGCTGCAAAAAGCCATGCAAAATGGCGTGCAGCCCCCGCCCTCCATGACTGGAGCACCCGGCCCATCTCCACTCATGGCGTCAATGGGAGGGCCACCCGCTACACCCGGCATGCCTCCGTCCGGTCCAACTCCCGGAATGGGCATGGGTGGTTCTCCTACCGGCGCTCCAGCCGATCCGATCCGCTCACAGATGCCCACGCCGCAGTCAACCATACTGGCACCACCCGCACGCGAGCCGGGCCACGTGAAGCGCATGCTGATGGATTTCATGTATGGAGGTGCGCAAGCACTCAAAAAGATGTCGGGCATGCCTACCGATGAGGAATTGCAGCAGCAGGATTTTAAGAATCGGATGATGGTGCAGGATGCGCAGCAACGCTCCCAGCTCCAGCAGGCACAGATTCAGAATTACGCTGCTGACAATGCGCGCCAGTTGCAAGAGGCTGAGGATCGCCGCACGGCTGCGGTAGAAGCGCAGCGCATGAAAGCCAATGATCCCAAGAATTGGGACCCGGACAAGCGCGATTCTTACGGTAGAGCTATTGGATTGAAAGGTGACGCGTTCACTCGATTCAAAGCCACTGGAGAATTTCCATCGGACTATGGCAAGAATGATCCTAACGTGACGGAATCGGAATTGGCACTCCGCGCTGCCAGTGGAGGACCGGATTCCGCTGCTGCCCGGCAAGCGCTGGGACTGATCGCGCAAACTAATCGTGCCGGAAGATCAGTTACCAATATCAGTACTGGGATGCCGGATGCCGCGATTGGTGACACGCCGCTGACAAATCCCAATGAAGAAAAGATTGCACAGATGCGCGCACGCGGGCAGACATCCGATGACCAAATCAAGCTCATGTATCGCGGTACTAAGAGCAACGCGCCGGTACAACGCATCATGTTACGCGTGGCTGCACTCAGCAAGGGCAATGTAAATGATGCTATGTCACCGGCTGGCTCCAAGGTTGTGGCGGACACCATGCCCACGCTTTCATCCCTCGATAGTGTATTGAGTGACATCAAGCGCTTGGGGCTGGAGAAAAATAATTCACGCGGCTACCTTGCGGGATCGCGGCTGGCTTATGCGACTGGTAAAGCAGCTCCAGAAGGCGCGCTGGCCAAGGACATTAGTGGATTGGAGTTGGATCGCATTCTTGCGGCAACGTCCATCCTAAAAGGATCTTCTCGCGCTTACCCAGCGCTGGAAAAAGCATTGGTCCACACGCCCAATCCATGGATCGATTCACCGCAGCTCATCCATGACAAATTGATGACCATTCGTAATCGGCTGCGGGATGTCATCAACGATGCACGGCGCTATCAGACTAAATCCGGCTTGCCTAATATGGACACCCCGGACACGGCTGTAGGGGCAGACGTTCCACCACCGACTGCGGATGCGGTGACGGCACCTGCGGCTGGTGGCTGGGACGCCTATACTCCCAAGACAGGTAGGCCACGATAATGTCAACCACAATCGTAAGACGCGATGGCAAGGTGTTCGATAACGTCGATGACAAAGAAGCCTCGCAATTGCTGAGTGGCGGTGCATTCGTGCCTTACGGATCACCCGCGCACATGGCCATCCTGAAAGTGAAGCCGCCCAATGCACCTGCTGCGGTCCCGGATGAATCACTGCGCAACTTCGATCCTTCCAACCGATCGTTTGCGGAAGGTGGCGGGAATGAATATGCACGTGGCGCCACCAAGGGAATCGTGCAGAGCGCGCATGGACTGTTAAGCCTCGTGCCTCAGCGCATGTACAGCGAGCGCTCACGGCAGGGATTACGTGCCATGCAGGAATATGCCCAGCCCGCCTCCGGGCCAGAACAAGCCGGGAAGATCGGGGAGCAAACTGCGGAATTCCTTATCCCAGCAGGTGCCGGGCGATCCGCTGCCAAGGCGGTGCAGGTTGGCGAGCGCGTGATGCAGACGCGTAATGCAATGGGACAATTCCTCAAGGCAACACGTTCACCACTTATGCGCGATCTAGTGAAGCGCGCCCTAGTGCGCACTGGCGTGGAAGCTGGCGCGTCCGGGTTGGTGAACAAAGCGCAAGGTGGTGATTTCACTACTGGTGCGGTGGCGAGTGGCGCGGCGGCAGGGGGAGCTTACGGAGTTAGAGCTGCTGCGCCTTACGCTGCGCGCATGATCGCGCCGCTGGTAAAAAGTAACGTGGTGAAGACTGGCGCCGGTGTGGCGCTAGGATCGGTGCTGGGAACGCGCTATGCAGGTGGGCATCTGGAACCCGGTGATGTGGCCAAGGCACTGATGCTGGCCACGTTCGCATCCCCACGGACCTATTCATTGGCTGGCAAGATCGCACCTTTCGCTACGCGTGCGACCGCAGCAGGTGCGCTGCAAATGGATCGCCCTGATGACAGCGCTGATCCAGTGAATTGGAATAATGAATACATGGGTGGACCCGGCCACAAGAATGTTGGACCTTAACGCAGAACGCCCCCGGAAAAGGTCACTAAACCGGGGGCATCTGACTTCTGGCTCGCTCGTTCACCTGTTGGGCTGAGACAGATTCTAGCACATCAATCAAGCATCATTGGACTGACACCGATAGTCAAACTCCCACCAGTGATCGTCCCACTCGTCCCATCTAGTTTGTGCCAGTGCGTATAGGTAGTGGAATACGCGGAATTGCCCGCTGTGTTCCATACGAACTGCGATGGGATATTGCCGCTGCGAGTGACGTTGCAAGTCCAGCGCGTGCCGGACGCGATACAAGCGGATGGCGTGCTACCAGTGATCCAGTCGCGCATCAGACCATACGCGGTGCCAGCCGGTCGGATGCCTCCGGTGTACCACCATAACGTGCCCCATGTCTGTTCATCCCAGCCGTACCAAACGAAACGATTGACGATGCCGCCGTTGCCGCCAGCCTGCAACAGATACATCTTGGCAACTACATCGGCTTCCTTGGCAAGATCAGGATAGCTGGCATCGCTGCCCCATGAGCCTTCCGTATCCCATAACGATTTGTTGCCTACGCCGCGATTGGTCATCACGGTGCGCATGTTCTGCACCAGCGTAGGTAGCGAAGTTTCCACTGTAGTAGGTGATACATAACCGTGGAAAGTCACGATGTTGGACAGTGGCCCACCGCCAGCGGCGAGATATCCATCCATCCACGTGTATGCATTCGGGCCTTGTGGAGCTGGTGACAATACCAGCGCAGTGGGGTCGATATTCTTGATGATGGTGTAGGCTCGCTGCGCCATGGTCACGAGCTGCGCCGTGGTGCCAGTCCAAAAGTTGGTGGCATTGGGTTCATTCCAAATCTCCCAATACTTGATGCGACCGGCGCTATGGGTCACGATGTTGGTAACAAAATCGTCCCAATCCTGCAAGTTGTCGGGCTGCTTAGTGTCATTGGGAACGGCTTGCGACCATGCAGGAGTGTGACCAAAGGTGTAGATCAAATCCAGTCCATGCGTGCCCGCTCTATCCATGAACGCATCGAGCTTGGCATAGTTGTACACGCCACGCGCCGTCTCGATGGCTTTCCATGAGCACGTATCACAGTCCCAAATACGTTGCGTGCCAAAATTAACGGTGGGCCATGTCACCGTGGATGACCACATGTGCATGCCGAAGAATCGTGAAGTGATGGTTGATTGTGGAGATGCGGGAATCGATACAGCAAGTGCGAGTAGGATGCACCAAAGGTGTTTCATAAACCCTCCAGCCGCTAATATTATGTCGGTTGGTGGGCGTCAATCTTGGACATGATGCGCCAGTTGTCTCCTATCTTCACTTCCACGTCCACCGCCAAGCCAGTGGGTGCAGTGACAGGATCGATCAACACCGGGCTGGGCAGGATCATTTGCGCATGGATGCGTTCAATGCATTCATCCACCAGCGCATTAACTGGGTGGAAGAAAAGAGAATCGTGGATGGTGTTCACTAATTCAAATCGTGCGTCCAATTCCGTATCCCGCAGCCAAAGGAATTGCTCATTCATGTGGCCGAATGCATCGTTGACGTGATTGAAGCACAGCGCCGCTTCTGAATCCTCACCCGGCACGAGTTCCTTGGTGTCACCATTCCAGTGCATGACATCGAAGAACCAGCGAATGTAGCCAAAACGCGTGGTCAAATAGGTGCGCTCATGGGCCTCCCGCCGTCTTCGATTCTGATACTGGAAGACTTCCGGGAAAATACCGCGTATGGTGTCAAGCAACGTCTTCGCTTCCTTCTCTCCCTCAAAAAAATCACTGTACTGGCGATAGAGCTTGCGGTAACCAAGGCCATTGCCCACACCAAGGATGGCATGCTTCGCTTTGTTATCACGCGTCTCACCATATTTCTCCTTTACCCATGCAAGATATTCCTTGAGCTGGTCATCTGGCCAGTCTAGGAGCTGATCGCGCTCCGGGAGTTTCAGGAAATGCGCGGTAGTGAAGGAATGGATGTCAGATCGGGCAAGCCGCATCCAGTTGACCGATTGGGCCTCGAATGCCAACGTCACCGCATGGAACGCGCTGAAATCGAATTCGATGAGCTTGTGGCCTTCCTTGGCCCGGATCATCTCGCGCATCTTTTTCGCAATGGCTTTGCGCTTGGGGAAATTCTGCGCATTGGGACCCTTGGAATTGAGCTGGCCCACTGGCGTGCCATGATTGAAGCTGGGATGCACACAACCATCAGGCCCCGGCGTCCAACCCAGCACGTAAGTGGATCGCATCTTCTCGTGCTCGCGGTAATTGAGCACTAGCGGCAACATGGGGTCCTTAGTCTTACGGATGAGCTTGAGCAATTCATTTTCTTCCGTGGTCAAATCTTCGCTGCGGTATTTCTTGGGCACCGCGTAGCCCTTGCGCGGGAATTTCTCTTTCATGTATTCGATGTACTCGATCACCTGATCCCGCGATCCCGGATTGAATGGAACCTGCTGGCACCAGCGAATCACTGGAGCATCGAACATGTCCTGCTGATTAGGGTCCTTCACGTGTTCTGAAAAATCCCGCTGGATCAATCCAGTCTTATCCTTGGGTGGGCGCACGTAACCATTGGGCGGGTGGAATTTAATCAACTCCGTGGGCCATAGCGCCTGTGTTTCTTCGCGCACCCGTTCGCGCTCTGCGGTAAGCTCCACATCCAACTCTTGCCGCTTGACATCATCGATGGGAATGCCACGCCGGGTCATGCCCAGCAGGATGGGTTCACGTCCCAAGATGTGACGCTCGTATCCGCGCCACACGTCTTTTTTCTTGAGCTGATCGGGGCAGCGCGCCATGATGCGAGACACTGCATCACCATCACCGCATCCATAGAATTCTTCGTCATACTGCGCCAGATGCTTCCACGGAAATGGCATCTCGTAAAAGCTGGCCACGAATTGCAGATGTGCCGGAAGATCAGGTTGGAGATGGTGCCACATCCAGCGCGTGTCATGCACGATGCCAGCGACCGTGGCGCCCTCACGCTTGAGCACCGGCAGATCGAAGCGCCACGCATTGTGCCCTGCTTTCACGTGTTTCATCATCAGAATGCGCTTGGCTATAGATTTGAATGGCTCACGCCACGGCATGGCGATAGCTTTGCCCACGCCAAGCGAGAATTGAATCTGTGAAATCTGCCCGGCGTCGATCTCCAGTTGGACATCATCATCCGCGTCTTCATCCACGAACATGGAGTTGTCAGTCTCAATATCGAACGCCAGCAATGCAGCCAGCGAGTCCGCGCACAGCAACTCAAAGGACCGCGCTTCCTCCGTGGTCACCTTGGTTTGATATTGCACGTAGCGCCCAGCTTCCAGATCAGGACGCAGGCAGAAATTGGTGAGCTTGCCGGATGCAATGGAGATGGCCTTGCGAATATCCGCCACCAGCACGTTTATCAAATTAGGCTTGCCCCGACGCAGGTAGGAAGGATGGAAGCTGGGCACCACTGGGATGCCGCCCCAATCCACACTGGGTAGGACATAGCCCCGCAAATATGTGATTCCACGTGACTTACCAGCTTGCCCGGTGATGGTGCGCAGGGCTACATTGCCCAGCGCAAGGATGGCGCGGGGTGGTTGCTCTTCCACGATCCGGTCACGGTGGACTTGGCAGTGGGCGATGGCGCCTAGCTCCCACGGCGCTCCTTCCAGCCAGTCACGCGGCGGCTGGCAGTTGACGATGTTGTAAAGGCGGAATTGCTGGCGATCTAGCCCGCACATGCCGATGGTGCGCTCCAGCAGCGAGCCAGCTTGTGCGTAGGGGCGGAATGGTTTGCCATCTCGCGCTTCGCTCGCGCCTAGCGCTTCACCGAATACCAGCACGCCCAATGAGCCAAGGCCCTCCGGCTGACTGAATCCGGTGGCCTTGTCATCGAGCGCGCATCCTCTGCACTCAAATGGACGAGATAGCATGCGGCGTGCGCTCCGTGACGTAGCCCAGCATCAGAGGATGTTTTGGCTGGCCATTGGTACAGCGACCAAATGTAAAGTAATTGACGTTCATATTTTGTAGCCACACTTCCATGGTATGACCCCGGCCCATGATCTCACCGTGCGTGCCCCACGCACAGATAACATCCGCTTCTATGATTGCTTTGCGAATGTAATCCTCATTCCCAAATCCAATCGGATCATTCACCTTGAGCAAGTTGCGCCAATCAGTGGACCGCAGCGCAAATAAATTGACTACTATGATCCCGCCATATTTCCAGCGCCGTGCGAAGCCCATACACTTCCGAATCGTTGCATCATCTTGCATGGCGTCTGCGGTGGAGGGATTCAGCATGATAAAGCACAGCAGTGGCAACGTAGTGTCCCACACGCGCCGCAGCTCGTAACGATAGTTATTAACAATGATCGCGGACTTGTTCAAGCAGTAGCCATGTCCCTGCGGAATTCCCGCCAGTCCGCCCCGATGGTGTGACCCGGCAAGTACGCGTGCATGGTCACCTTTTTACATTTTGCGCAATTGAGCATGGCGCGCCTGCGGTCCTTATCCGGGGCAGGATATCCTGCTGCGCCCCAGCCGCGAATCTCAGCACAATCTAGCTCATCCTCATCCACTTCCAAGCATTGCCAGCCTTGCAGGATCATAGTGGCCTTTCCTTACGAGTTTGCGGTTACGACTGGGTTTTCAGGTTGCAGATGCCGCTGCCGGTAACGCTCACAGATCAAGCGTGCCGGATCGGGATCAACTTCCGGGGGTGGTGGATTGATGACTGGAGGCAGCACAGTGTAGGTGACTGGAGAACCAAGCGCATTCTGCACGCCGCCCACGCCAACAGCTTGCACATAGAATTCATACGTGCCGGGAGGCATTTGCAGATCAGCAATGGGCACACTGCCATTAGCTGCGGTTTGCTCAAGCAGCAGATCGAGATTGTTATTATCCGTGGTCAACCACACGCGCACTTTAGCCAGCGCATTGAGGTTGCCATTTACGATCCACGCCAGCGCCTTGCTGGCATTCACCGATGCCTGCACGGTGAAACCGGCATCGATGCCCAGCTCCGTTTCCGTGCCTTCTTCGTAATCATTCCACGTGACGACCATCATGTAGGGCAGGATG